TATTGGACCTGAAGAAGCATTGAATAGAAAAAAATTCATTGAAGAGGTCAAAGAAAAGCGTTTGGCTTTAGACAGAATATTTGAGTTTGCTAAAGTTCATGATAGAGTTGATACAAGTCCAGACGATAGCATCTTTTTGGCTAAAGCTTGGCTTGGTAAAATGCTTGCTGCATTATCTGTAGAATCACCGTACAAAAAAGACGAGAAAAAAGAGATTCAGTCTAGAGCTGATATCCCTAAAACTGCTGAAAAAGATGAAAGCACTCACTTTGCGGCAGTATGCCATAGATTTAAGTTGCTAGACACTTTTAAAGCAGCTATCGAGCTTCGCGCGGATCTGCAAGAAGTAATTGATTGGATTGATACTGTAGACATGAAGGGTTTTACAGCAGAAAACCCAAGACTAGCAGCAATCGCTAGAACTCAAGCTTACATACACGCGTGTGAAGCAAAGTATTTTTTAGGAGTAATATTAAGCAATCAACAAGTATAACATGAAAGAAACACAATATTCTTTGGATGCCCGTAAGAAATTACTTGCGGGTGCACAAATTATCGCAAAAGCAGTAAAAGTTACATTAGGACCTAGTGGCCGAAATGTATTGATCAGAAACGCTCAAGAAAACAGACCGTTTTCTACTAAAGATGGTGTTACCGTCGCTGGGCAAATAGCTTCAAAAGATCCTATTGAAATGATTGCTATAGAATCATTGCAGGATATAGCAAACAACACAGATGATAAAGCTGGAGATGGTACTACAACTGCCACAGTAATAGCTGAAGCTATACTGAACATGGGCATTGAATTCCCAGAGGAATTAAATGCTCTAGATATCAAAAGAGGTATTGACGAAACAGTTGAAGTAATAGTCGATAAGCTAGCTGAATTATCAAGGCCCATTGAAAATGACCTTGATATGCTTAGAAAAGTAGCATTGGTATCATCTAATTACGATGATGAAGCTGCGGATATAGTTACAAAAGCATTTAAAGTTGCTGGAAGACAAGGTATCGTAAACATCAAAAGATCGTATGATGGTACAACGCACATGACAGCTATTGAAGGTATGGCTTTGCCAATGGGTTACCGTTCTAAGTACTATGTAAATAACCACGAAAATGACACTTGTATTTTAGAAGAGCCATATGTATTTATGACCAATAAGAAGATCAACAAGATGAATAACAACTTAGAGTATCTTCTTAATCAGTGTGCAGAAAACAGCAAAGCATTGTTGATTATCACTCCCGGAATAGACCCAATGATATCAGACATGCTTATTCAAAATGTGCAAAGAGCTGGATTCAAATGTTGTGTGGCAAATTCTCCAGGCTTTGGAAATGATCAAGAAGAACTACTTAAAGATTTGGGCGCAGTTCTAGGAAAATCACCATTTCTAGAAAACGATGCTTTACAATTTGAAGATCTTCCTAAGGAAGAAATCTTAAGCAGTTTGCCTCAGTCTAAAGAAGTCACCATTGGTGAACAAATGTCTTCTATAAAAGGAGCTTTTGGATTAGATGAAGAAGAAGAGATACGTGTAGAAAAAGAAATGGATGATCGTGCTAACAATTTGAGAGAAAAACTTAAATCCGTTACGCAGTCTTATGAGAAGTCAGTACTGCAAACACGTATATCCAGATTGTCAGATGGTATTGCTTATATAAACATAGGCGCTAACTCAGATTCTGAGTATATAGAGAAACAAGGAAGGGTTCAAGATGCTTTGTATTCAGTTAAGTCTGCAAATGAAGAAGGAATCATCCCTGGAGGAGGTGCTGCATTGCTTTCTTTATCAAAAATAGAGTTTGGTTTCAGACCAAAAAATCCAAGTAAAGAATACGGTTCTCAAATCTTGATGAAAGCAATTCAGCAACCTTTCTTTCAAATTATAGAAAACGTAGGTATTAAAGTTTCTCCAGACGTAATTGATATTATTACTGATAATTTCAATCATGGAATAAACGCTAAAACCGAAAAGTATTCTGAAGATTTGATTGAAGAAGGTGTAATTGATCCAGTAAAAGTAACTCGAGTTGCTTTAGAAGCTGCAGCATCAATTGCGGGAATGATCCTTACTACAGAATGTGTTATTGTAGATACAGATGTGTATAAAAAAGAACCTCAACAACCTTACTAATGGTCACAATTAATACAGATAAAAGCAGTCAAACTAAGCAAGTAGCTTTTGACAAAGAAAAAAATATTATGTATGTTACTTTTAGAAGTAATGGCAGTACATATGTTTATTCTCCTGTAACAGCAAAGCAATTTGACAAATTAATTGAAGCATCAAGCATTGGTTCTCACTTACACAAAAATTTTAATAAGAAAACACCTGGTCTTGATATCAGGATAAAAAAATAAATATGGCTAAGAAATTAGAAAATATGTCAACTCAATCTATCATATCTGCTCAGCAGATTATCCAAATGGGAAGTGAGCAAATGCATGGTTTTTTTGGAGAAGTCTCTAAAAAACAAAAAGAAGGATTGGTTAGTTTAAGCTACAAAAACGAGCTTGAAAATCACCTCCGAAAAAGAATCAACGGAAACAATGAGATTGTTGATAATTTAGACAAAGAAATTTTCAAAAGAATTGAAAGAGATTTTGGTGGTACTACTCCTAAGATAATGCCATTGCTTGTTCGTAAATTTGAAGAAGAAAAGAAGGACATAGAAGCTATTAAGAAAGAAGTAGCTTTTGATAAAGAAGTGAAGCAGCTTAAAAAATCAAAAGAGAAAAGACTATGATAACAAGCGAGGATAGAAACGCAACTATTAAAGATCCGGATATGCTTAATTGGTTAAGCGAAAATGAAATCCGTAAAATTAAAGTTGAAGAACAATCCTCTAAGTTAAAGTTAACGGTGCCGAAGAAATTCATAGAAACAAAGAAGGACAATACAATTTACAAAGTTGGATTTCTTCGCACCTTTCTCAAAAAGCTTTATCCAAAGGATTCATACCAGAAAATTGTAGGAATAATGAACGATCGATATCAAATATTCCTTGGTAAAAGGCAGATTGAAAGATATGCAATAGAATACCGAAACAATAAAAAATATCATTAATTGAAAAAGAGGTAGCTAACGCTACCTCTTTTTATTTACATTTGCTATAATGTATTTAACAAAAATTAATATCAAGACAGGTCTTTTAGAGATAGAAGAAGAAAATGATGGCATTTTGTCAATCAAAGCTTTTCGTGAAATATTAGTTGATGAAGATTTACGTTTTAAAAAACGATCAGAATTCCCTGGAATACATTGCTTGACTGCTATTGCTCTTACAGTTGATTATTTATCTCCAGTAAGATTTTATAGCGACAAAGATCGACCTTTTAAAGCTCAAGAAGAAGTTACTGGCAAACGTAAAGTTTGGGATTGGCCTCAAGAAAAAATACAACTTGCACTCAAAAAATATTCTGACCTCCAATATGATCCTACTTTAGTAGAAGGCCAAATCCACTACCAAAGAAAAGTGTCAATGCTTGAAAGGTTTAAAGAATCTGAAGAAAAATACGGTAAAGGTTTCAAGAATAAAAAAGGTGAAGAGATAATTTACGAAAGCCCTGCTAAAATAGCGGCTATGCTTCGTGTTATTAACACCGACATCAAAGAGTACGAAAAGCAAATTCAAGGCAAAGAAGTTTATGAAAAATCACCAGTTAAAAACGGATATAAACTTTCAAGACTTGAACAAAAACTTGAAAAGAAAAGCTCATTTTATACGGAAATACGATGATTACTAAGAGTCTTCTTTGTTTCCCGTAAAGGCATCAATATGAAAATGTTGGTGTCTTTACATTTTAATTAAAACGAATATGAAAGTAAATATTGACTGGAACAAATTTGACGGACAGCTCTATAAGCCTTTGGAGAATATGGAGATTCCTGATTATAATTCAGGCACTATTTCTTATGATGATTTTTGGGATGATCAAGATTATAAATGTTTGACAGGTTTTAAGCCTAGAAACTTTATGCCTAAAATTACAGGTGTACATTATTTCTATTTAAACATGTGTAACATTGAACTTATGGTACCTGGGGCAACCAGAAAAACCATGGGCTCTCCGTTTTATAGAGAACTTGACAGAACTTTATATAATGAACTTGATGATGCTAAAAACAGCCATGGTCTAATTGTAGGTAAACCTAGACGAGTTGGTTTGTCTTGGTATGGAGCATCAGCTTGTTATTATGAACTGCTTTTTTATCGCGGAAACAAGCTTGGTGTAGCTGCTGGGCAAGATGATAAAGCTCAAGATTTTTACGAGAAAGTAAAATATTTAATTGAAAATGTAAGAGAAGAATATCGATCTTCTGTTAGTACTAAAAACAGTGACGAAATTCGACTCAGTTACAAACACACTGAAAACAAGCAAGACAAAGAAGGCGGCCTTCAGTCTTCAATGTACATGAAAACGATGTACGCTAAACCTACAGGTTTTGAAGGTAAAAGTTTGTCAATGGTAGTGTTTGAAGAAGCAGGTCTTTTTGAAGATATTATTGCAGCTTACAAATCTACTGAACCTTGTTTCAAAGATGGAGCAAATCAATTTGGAACTCCTTTAATTTACGGTACCGGTGGAGAAATAGACAAGGGTTCTAAAGGCTACAAAATAATGTGGAACAACCCTGAAAAATACAATCTTAAAAAAATATTTGTTTCTTCTACTGACTTCTATCCTGGTGACGGAATTCCAGATGAAAAAACAGGCAAAAAGATTTCTTTTTTTGATTTTAAAACTGGCCGAACAAATAAAAAAGCAGCTCTTGACTATATTATAAAAGAACGTCAAGAAAAAGAAGGCTCTGAAGGTTACGTAAAGCATATACAATCATATCCAGTTAAAGAGTCTGACATCTTTATTAAAAACTCAGGAGGTTTACTTAACCGTAAAAAGCTTAACGCTCAAAAAAATAATTTGGATAATTGTCCTTATCCAAAAACTATTGGACGACTAGAATGGGAAACAAATGATAGCCAAACTAAATCTCTTGTTTCTCGAGCAAAAAATTTAAAAGAGATTGACAAAATACATTTCAATCGTGGTTCTAAAATAAAATTTGTTGAAGACAATGACCTTGGAACTATTAATAAAATACTAGATCCAATTGATCACTCAAGATTACCTTTTAATCCTGACATCATTGGAACAGATAGTTACGATGATGATGTTGCTGAAGGAACAGGTTCTCTTGGAGCAAGTATTGCGTATCGATTGTTTAGTGGCCCAAACAAAGAATATGATCTTCCTATAGCTTATATTTTAGATAGAGGCAGTTCAGATAATGATGATGAGTTTTATTCTAATACATTTCGACTGGCAGTTTATTATGATTCTGAAATGCTTTTAGAACATACTAAAATTTCGATTAAAAATTATTTCTTAGATATTAACGGTGAAAAACATCTTAAAGCTAGGCCAGATTTAGGAGAACATGGTTATAACTCTAGAGCAGTTAACCAGTACGGTTTAAAAATGCCTAATCAATATGCGTTTAATTTTGCCACAAGACTTCTTAAAGCTGAGGTTAATCAAAATTGGAACAACATCTGGTTTGAAGAAATACTTGATCACTTAATAGAATTTGGTGAAAGTAACTCGGATTTAGGTTCTGCTTACGCAATGTGTATGTTCTACAAGCTTGAAATGTTTGGAGAAATATCTGACGGTATAGAAGATTCGCACGACGACGGTGACGTCATAAATGATATGGGTACATGGGTAATAGAAAACGGAGAATATAAATTTGTAACTTATGGCCAAGCATACCAAGGTGATGATCATAATGATTTCTCAAGCAAAGAGTCTATCTTTGACCCTGAATATGATTTAGTTGGGGAAGAAAAAAGAAAATATTTAGAAAGTCAAACTGCTGCAGTTAACAAAGTAAAAAAAGAACGTGAAGAAGTTTTAGAACGATATGGAAATGACATTTTTGCTTTTACTATTGAAGAACATAAAAGGAATATAAATAATAATTAATACATTTAAATAAAATTCAAATATGAGTCTGCTATCTCTACCTGATCAAACCATTCCCGAGTCTAAAAAAGACAAAGAGTGGCACATGTCTCACGTTAAACAATACGCTACATTTTCTTTGTCCGACAATTTTAATGATGAAAAAGACAACATGCTCAAGTATTTTAGAGCATACAATTGCGAGCTTAATGAAGAAGAGCAAAAAAAAATAAAGAGTATTACCTGTCCAAACGGAACTGATCTTGGAGTAGAGTATGTAGTTTATCCGCTTATTCAAACTAAAATAGAACAAATTGTTGGTGAATATTTAATGAGGCCTATTCGAAGAAAAGCTTATGTCATTGACAAAAAATCTAAAAACAAAAAGTTTGAAGAAAAACTTAAAATGGTTAGTGAAGAGATCATGCGAGATCTTACTAAAAAAATGCAAGGCGATTTAGGGTTTGAACCTAAAACAGAAAATCCTGAAATAGAATTGCCAGAAGACATTGAAGAGTTTTTTGAAAAAGATTTTAAAATGCTAGCTGAAGAAGTAGCAGACAATTTACTAGCATTGTTCCTCGATGTCCGTAAAGAAAAACAAAAGCTACCTCAGCTTTTTGTAGATTATTGTATTACTGATCGATGCCATGCTATTTTAGATAAAAAGCATGGACATACTACCATGAGAAAAGTGCATCCACTCGATGCTGATTTTGACATTGATCCTTATAAAGTAGTCCAGGACAATCACGAATATTTTTTTGAAAATTATTACCTTACAGAAAACGAAATCTATAACAGTTTTACTTTAACCTCAGCACAAAAAGTTGAGGTTAAAAAAATGTTTGAGTCTTTCACTCAACCTATAGAAAACGAAGAAGGCCGAAGCAGTGAAGCTTTAGGTGTAACTTCTAAATTCAATGGATGGTTCCAGACTTCTAATAAAGTCAATAGACTTAGAATAGTCAATTCTATGTGGAAATCTAGAAAAAGAATTTCTATTAAAATTTCAGAAAACAAAAAGACTAAAGAAAAAGTTTACCGTAAACTTAAAGATGAAACTGAAGCTAGAAAAAAAGATACAGTAAAACATATTGATGGTGAAATGCCGAGATTTTGTATTATGATTGGTCCAGACATTTGTCTTGATTATGGTCTTATGGAGCAAAGGTATTCTTCAAAAGAAAACCCATACGAATGTAGGCTTCCAGTATTATCAATTATAAGAGACAATACAACTGGCACATCTCATATTAAATCAGTTGCGGCCAAGCTTTATCAACTTCAAGAAATTGCATCTGAAATACTATTTGAAATTAGATTAGCTTTAAAGTCTGCGGGCAACAGTCGAGTGCTTGTTTATGATGCAGCACAAACTCCAAAAGCATTTTCTAAAGGTGGTTATGAAAACGGATTAAACCGAGTAATGCATCACATTAAACGTGACAAGCTGATGATCATTAACTCAGCTGAAAAAAAATCTCAAAAAAACACGTTTAACCAATTTACATCTCTTGACTTATCACAGAAAGGAGCAATACAAGATTTATTTAATGGCCTTGCTATTATTGAAGATCTTGCTGCAAAATTTGTAGGAATATCCCCAGAAAGAGAAGGACAAATTGGTCAATACCAAACTGCTACTGGTACTGACAAAGCTATACGCGGGAGCACAGCTAGAACAGAAATAATATACACTCCATTTGATCAGTATGTACAGTCTGTACTTGAAGCAGTATTGATTAAAGCTAAACACGATTATGAAGACGGTGAAGTTATCCAATATATCATTGGAGAAATGAAAACTAAATTCTTGAAAGTTTACAAAGAATTTTTTGATTCAGATTTTGGTTTGTATCTTTCTGATGGTCGTAAAGACAGAGAAGCCCAAGAACGTATTGATGCAGCTGCAGAAATGGCTTTATCAAATTCTGCCGGAAGTTCCCCAGATTTAATCATGGGTCTTATAGAAGTTTTTGAAGGAGAAACTGCAGTCGAGAAAAAAGCGGTATTCCAGCGAATGGTAAATTCGATGGAAAAACTTAGACAAGAAGCTCAAGAAGCTCAATCTGCTCAATTTAAAGCTGAAGCAGAAAAAGAGAAAGCTATGAGAGATCAAGACATGCTAAAAGCTAGAGAAGGCAACACAACAGAAAAAGAAGTCGCAACAATCTATGCTAACAATAAAATAGCAGCAGACAACGTTAAAGCGACTTCTGCAGAGCGTATTAAAGCAGCTGAATTACAAGTAGCTCAAGAAAAAGAGAATAAAAATAAAGAAAAGTAACATTTTTTTTATATAGATTTGTTTAACAAAATAAAACAATACCATGGCAACAAAAGAAGAAGAGAATAAAAAAGAAGAAAAAGAAGGATTGAGTTTTGACGAAAATGATATTTTTAGTTCAAAAATTGATCAAGAAGAAGAAGAAGAAATTGATGAAAACATTTTTCGTGGTGACACTGAAGATGAACCTGATTTAACTGACACTTCTGAAAAAGAAGATGAAGACGACGACGAAGAAGAAGATGATGATGATGAATTATCATTCAGTGAAGACGAAGAAGAAGAAGAAGAAGAAGACGATGAATTTACTAAAGAAGAAATTGAAAAATTCAATAAACGTCTAGATACTGATTTTAAAACTTCTGAAGAGTTAAAAAATCATTTCAAAAAAGAAGATACAAAAACAGATGATCCTTCAAAAGAAGAAGAAGAATTTGAAACTGCTACTAATACTATCGAGCAATTTTCTGCTTTTATGGGATTAGACGATGAAGCTTTGATGAGAAGACAATATGAAACTATTGCTGTTCAAAAAGGTAAAGACATTAATGATGATGATGTAGCCGATGAAATTGAAGACCAAGTTCAAGATCTTATTGATTCAAAAACTATTTCTCTTCATGCTAAAAACTTAAGAAACGATATTAACGAAAAGGTTATTAAACCTGCCGAATCTAAAAAATCAGAAATTGAGACTCGTAGAGCAGAAGAAAAAGCTGTTGCTCAAAAAACAGAAAAAGAGCAATTACAAAATGCTCTTGCTGAAATTTACCAGTCTAATTTCTTTGGTGTAAAAATCGATAAAAAAACATTGTCCAAAGTTTACAAAGATGTAAACAGCGGTCAATTCCTTGACGGACTAAAGTCTGATAAGAAAGCTCAAGCAGAGTTAGCTGTGTTGCTGGCATACAAACCAGAAGTTTATAAGAAAGCAACCGGATTAACATTTAGTGATGGCCTTAAAGCGGCAACCGAAGATTTTGACAAAAAGCAAAAACAAAACGGTGAAAGTGCCATGACAAAAGCCCAAAAGCGAGGCACGTCTGGGAGCTCAGATGGTTCAAAAGGATTACTATCTTCATTGATAGCTGATGATTAAGGTGGAAAAGCCAACGACATTGAAGCCTAAATCAACAAACGTCGCTTTAACTGAATAGCCCAATGGTAAGGAGGTTGAAGATTTTTAAAAACAAATTATTAACTCAAAAATCTTTAAAAAATGGGATTATTATTAAGAGGTGCTGAAGAGCGCTTCAACCCTCAGATTCACACAGAAGGCAATTCATTGACTACGTTGATGAAAAAGCATTTCGAAGTTGAAAGAAAGTCTTTCGATCTTTTCAAAAAATACAACAAGTTTCAGTCTTGGATGTATTACACTGGTCGTGTTAACCAAGGTGTAAGAAAAGGAAAAATGAAAAAATCTGGTGAAGGAAACTCCATCAGTGATAATGCTTACCGTATTGCTTACGAAGGTATGGACATCCTTCCAGCTTACTCTTTCGGTAAAGCGGTTGTAGGTTCATGGCATGATGCAGGTAGTCCTTCTCCAAACATGACTGCCCTTACTGGTACAGTTACTTTGTCTGGTGTTGCTGCTAATGCAGTTGAAACAGATACTTTGGTATCTCTTTCTGTACAACACGATCCAGAAAATGGAATTTTTGGTGATAAGTACAATCCAAACGACAAAATCACTTTAGGTGATGGTCTTGGTTTGAACGTTATTATCACTAGGCCTGGTCGTAAAGCGTCTACAGGTGATCACTACGTTTACGATGGTAAAACGATTGGTGCTCCAGCTCTTTATGATGAGACTCACTTTGCCGATGGCGTTGTCTTTGGAGAAGGTGGTTCTGCTTTTGGAGAAGGTTCTTTGAAAGGTTCTCAAAGAACAGCGCGTAACAAATGGAGAATAAATTATTCTTTTATTACTCGTTACACGCTAACCATGACTGGTTCTGCTCAAAAGCAAAAAGTCTCTAATATCTACAATGGATCTAATCCAAATGATAAAAGCTGGGAATTTACCGAAGTTCTTAGAGGTGAAAGAATCTTTAGAATGTTAAATGAGCAAGCTTTACGTTTCTCTAGAACAACTATGGATCCTTCAAGCCATGCTTGGTATGAAAACTATGGAACAAACAAACTGAGTCTTGATGGTTTCCAACAAGAATCAGGTATTGCTGCTCCAGTAATTGGAAACGGATGGATTCCTGAAATTCAGGATAACGCTACTTTCGATTATAATCCAAACAACGGTTTGGCTCATACCATGATCGAAGCGCTTACGAACACGCTTGCAGTTCGTTCTCCAGAAGGTAGTTCCGGAAACACATTTTTAGCTATTACTGACCGTATTGGTCGTACAGCTTTTGATGCCGGAATGAAAAAATTGATGCAATACGATTCTTCTTCTGCTGGTGCTAGTAACATTGTTTACAATGTCACTACCGGTAAAGACATGACTCTTGGTTTCGAAGTTACTCAATACGAGTACCTTGGTAACAAGTTTGTACTTATCGAAGATGAACTATTTAACCACCCTGGTCTTTACGGAACAAACGGAGGTTTGGTAGGTACTGGAAACATTTACGTATTGAACACTACTCCAGTAGACGGTGTTCCTAACTTTGAAGTTTTCTCTCGTCAAGACAGAGGTTTCAAACGTAAGTTTGTAGATGGAATGACATCATTCAATCCAGGGAATGAGAACAACAACACTGCCGCTTCTGGCTTTGACGGATGTTCTATTCACATGCTTTCTGAATTAATGGCTGTACTTTATGATACTAGATCTTGTGGTATTTTAAAAGCTTCAGCTGTTTGGGCAGGAGGAGATTTAACAGGAAGTGTTATTGCTGGCCAAAAAGCTTCAGCGTTTACTTTCTAAAAAGTTCAATTTTATTTGCAACCCTCACTAATGGGGGTTGCAAATTTTTAATTTAAATTAAGTCATGGAAACAAAAGAAAAAACAAAAAACGTAATTCAGAAAGAAGGTTTAATTGAAGGCGTTTGGCAATTGAAGTACAAATTAGTTAACGATCTTGGACCAGAAGGATTCAGTGGTCGTATGATCAGTTCCTATCCTGATGCAGTTACAGGTAAAGAAAGAGTTCTTTACAATGTAAACGGTCAACAGCTTTCAGGATATATGATAGAGCGTCAAGTCACTAGATTTGATTCTAGAAATCCTCAGCACAGATTAATCATTGACTGGTTAGTTGGCCATCCTGAAGTAGGAGTTCCAGAAGAGCAAACTAAAGCTGATAATCGCTATTACGCTAAAAAGCTTTCAAACCCTCGTATTACGCTTGTAAATTTAGATCACCAAAGCGTTGTTGATTTAGAAGAAGAAGATTACATCGATAAACTTATTGGTGCCATTGCGCAAGACACAGGAAAGCAAGCTTTCTCTAGAGATAAATTAAGATTTATCTTATCTGCATGTAAGTTAGAGTACAGAGAAGAAAAATACATTACTAAGCCAGATCTTGAAACTACTAAGCTTAGAAGCAGACTTAAAAATTATGTAAGGTCTTCTTATGAAAACGCTCAAAAAGTCAACAAAATTCTTGACAACATTGAAGAAGCAAAATACATTTATGAAATTAAAGAGCTTGCGCGTACGGGCGTAATTTCAGTAAGTGATGGAATGTATCGCTACAAAGGAAATGCTTTAGGCATATCTTACGACAGCGTTATTTCTTTTTTCAAAAACGATCCAGAGTTTTACGCAGAGCTTTCAGGAAAGCTTTACCAGGCTCTTAAAAATGAATCTAACAGTTAAATAAATTGCAGTAATGGAATATAAATTATCGGAAGTAGATTTTAAAATAAAAACTTTTGCTGACAAGCAAGGTTCAGACTACTTTCCTTTACCAATAATATTAAATTATTTCAGAACTGCAACTTTAGATTTTGTAGGAGAAAAAGTAAAGATTATAGAAAAAACACAAGAAGTGGTCGATGATATTCGGCCACTAATTGTTCCTGCTAAGCTTAACATTATAAAAGACCCAAACGACAACTCAAGATACATTTCAGGCTTACCAGTGAATTATTTCAGAGTACTAAGCTATGATATCATTTACAATGATGGAACACGCTGCAGAAGAGCTGATGTACTTAGACAAGGCGAATACAAGATTGCACATAACAACCCAAACCGAACACCTACAAAACTTTATCCTTTAATCACACAAGAAAGCAATCTTTACCAAATAGATATTGGTGAAAACGATGTTGTACCTCAGTACATGAAATTGATTTATTGTAAGCAACCTAATTTTGCAACAGTTTCAAACACTAATGTAAGAGCAGTCAATCTTCCAGATGAAGCTATAGAAAAAATAATATTGAGTACAGTAACTAGATTGTTTAATAGTACTGGAGATCAAAGAAGTCAATCTAATTATCAGCTTCAAGAAGCTTTTAGAAAATTCAATAAATAATGAGAACAGAAGCCGACATCATTTATGGAATATGGGATATAGTGCGCGCTGGAGAAGTTAATGCTGATGATCCTATCAACGAACGTTTGATGCGTGCGTTTTTAAGAATACATCGAGGTAAGCTTTTAACTAGATATTGTAACAATGGAATGGAATTACCTGATGAGGTTTTTCAATATATTCAAAAAGATTTTTTCAAAAAAGACGGAGTTAATCTAGTATCTGAAGTAATGCCAAAAGTAATAAGATTCAAAGATAACTTTGGAATTCAGATTACTATTGATGGTTATGATATTTCAATAGTTAATGCTTCTTCATGGAGAAGAGCATTAAAAGATAGATTCAACAAATATCATCCGTTGGCTAAATTTATAAACAATAGAGTTGTTATTTATTCAGGTCAAATACAACCTGATCTGCTTGAAGATTTTTCTTCTTCTCATTTAAACACTATTGTTCAAATGCTTAAAGATTTAGAAAATGAAGAATTAAAAAAAATAGGTATGCAAGCGGTATTAGTTGATCCAGACGACGGTTTAGGCTACAACTTCACTAAAAGCCCTTATCCTATGCCAGACGAATTAATTGAAGATCTTATTAATTCAGTCAATGCAAGAGAATTTAATTTGTTTCTAAGAACTGCTTCTGATGAAACAACTAATATGAGAAACGATGCGAAACAGCAAAACGATAGCCCGGAGCTCTGATGTTGAGGTCATAAACATAGATTTCTTTTATAAAATATTTGCAAAACAAAAGAGAAGGTATCACCCTTCTCTTTTCTGCATTGGAACAAAAGTAAAAAGACAACGAAGAAAAATAGTTACTTTGCAGCTGTTTAAAAAAATAGTCAAAGAATACCTTAAAGTTTATTTTTACGATTTTTATATGAATGATTTACCAATATATTTTCCGCTTGGTGGTTTAATGAAAAAAGTTATATACCCAAAATGGGTTAGATATATGGCCAAAGGTAAATCTGAGAAAAGAATATCTGGTGGAAATAATTCTATTGGATTTTTTTGGTTTATGAGAGCTAGCCAAAAAATGAACTATCTAGTTAATATTAAAAAGCTTACAGGTACTACTAATCAGATACCTAAAATTGAAAATTTATACACAAGCCAAAAAAACAAAGATTTATTACCTATCTTTAAACAGGAATTAAAGAAGGCAAAATCTAATAAAACATTGTATTTATGTACTCTAACTTAGTGCCTTTTGATAACATTTTAGAATCGATTAAAGACGATACTGGAATGACTAATCTTACTAATTTACTTCCTCGCATTAGAAGGCTTGTCTATCGTACTGAGAAAGACATAGGTTTTGGAGCTAGTCTTATTCTCAGAAAAGTAGTTTACAAAACAAGTGATAACACTATAATCTATGATGGTTATCAATACAAACTTAAACTTCCTGATGATGTTGTTCATATAGAAAAAATAGGCATTTGTGAAGAAAATAAAATCTGCCCTGGAGATTATAGACTGCAAGGTAATTGGATGTTTTTTTCTAAAAAACAACAATTAGAATCATTCACTTTGTTGTACTATACATTGCTTACTGACGGGGAAGGTAATCCTGTAGTTTCAGAAAATCATCTTGAAGCAGTTGTTTCAGGAATTTGCTATTACTTGTATCGTCCTAAACGGTTTGTAGACAAAGGTTCTCGAGCTACTTACAGAGACATGGAAATATATTATCATGACCGCATTGGAGAAGCGCGTGGAGATGATGTCTGGCCATCTACTCCGCAAGAATGGGCTAAGATATCAGAAGTGTTGCGTTACAGTACTAGAGACGCTTTTATGTATTCTAGCACGGAACAATGTTTTAAAAATGTACCAGAAAGCGTTTTAACTACTGGTGGCAATCCTCCTACGTTTACAGATATTCATTACCCAGAAGATACTACTGAGCCAGGAGGAGGTGGTTCAGGTGACGGAGGCGGCGGAGGCGGCGATGTTGATCCGACTATGCCAGAAGTCAGTATAAACATTTCAAGTCAATTTGTAGAGAGAGGAACTTCTTTTGAAGAAACAGTAGTAATTACGTTTGTACAAAACGATGCTGGAGCTTTAATTTCTTATTCTTTAGAAAAAGACAGTAAAGAAATTTCAACAACTCAATCAACACCAGTCAATTATTTAATTTTAAATCAATTTACTATGCAAGGAAAAGCTATTTACGAATCAGGAATACAATTGCCAGAAGGAACAGCAGAATCTGAACTTGCTACATTAACTGAAGTTTTACCACAATGGAAAGGACAAAAAAATAATGATGTAAGTATGAACAATCAATCTTACAGCAATCTAAATTCTGTTTTAGAAAAATTTGTACAACAAGGCTCTAATGCTAGTATTACTGTTTCAGCAGGCAACTATGGATTTTTTATAAGCACAAGTCCAAATGCAGTAATAAAAGAAGACAATTTAGGGTTTAAAATATCTCCAAATGCTTATCAAAAAAACACCATAACAGCTCAGCTTGCCAATGGAGATACTATAACTCTTACAGAGTACATAATTAGACCTTCAGGAGCTGAATTTACTTATAACATAGAAGAACTAGGTTCTCTTTCTACAATTCAACAATAATGGGACAAAAGTATACAGGAACATTTGACATACCCGGAGGGTTTTCTAACAAAGGATCAAGCCCTATATCAGACAATATGGTTGTTGAAAAATTCAACGACTTATTAAATAATGAAGAACTGCCTTTTATATATCAAGGCATTATTGTTTATGCTGAACAAGAAGATGCTCATTATACTTGGAATGGAGAAGACAGAGCTGATGCTGCTAACTGGAAATCTATTGGAGGTATTTTTGTGAATACAAATAATGTGACTCAAACAGTTGGTGGATTTATTGCGGGAGAACCAGCAACTCCCCCACAAGGTTTAAGTCCTCAGCAATTTGGTGATAAATTATTATTCCCTGCAAATCAACCTGCAATTAGTTTTAATATTTCAAATCAGTTAATTGAAAAAGGAACTAGTTTTAGTGAAACAGTCAACATATCATTTTCTCAAAATGATGCTGGAGCTTTAGATTCTTATAGCTTAGAAAAAAATGGAACAGAAATTTCTGTGAATCAAAGTACTTTAGTTCAAGAAAATCCTGTTTTACAAAATTTTAGTTTAAGAGCAAGAGTTGATTATGAAGCTTCAGGTCAATTAAGTGCTGGAACAATAAGCACAAACACAGCTACTATTAGTCCTAAAATTCCTCAATGGAAAGGAAGTAAAAACAACAACACTACTTTTAACAATTTGACTCGAGATCAAATTGTTTCTCAGTTAGGAGCGCCAGATATATTATCAAATGATGATAATAGAATCATTGACGTACCAGCGGGAGAATATGGTGTGTTTCTAAGTGTAAATTCTAACGCTAAAATTATTTCTGATGAAACTGGATTACCTCTTGCTGAAGGAGGAGGTTATACTAAAAGCTCAATAAATTTTGATTTAAAAGATGGTACAAGTGCTACACTTACTCAATATTTTATCAATACAGCTCAAGGTAATTTCAAATATTATATAGAATAATGGCAAAAACAACACAAGGATCTTTTAGAGTACCTGGAGGTTTTAAAATACAAAACCCTTATCCGGTAGACGATAGAATAACTGTAGATAATGATTCTGATTTACTCAGTAATTCTATTCTTCCAGATATCTACGCAGGTATTATTGTGTATTCTAATCAAAGCAAAAAGCATTACACTTGGACTGAAGGAAACAGAAGCATTTCTGCAAATTGGAAACAAATAGGCAGTCAATATTCTGCAAACGATGGCGTAATATTAGACGGAACAATTTTAAAAGTAGACAATACTGTTGTTAGAACAAGCGGCAATCAATCTGTTAGTGGTACCAAAACAATTAAAACTGGTCTTAACTTTGACAATAATATTTATCAAAGAATTAAAAAACAAAACGGAACCTTAACTAGAGTTCATGGAATAAACAGTTCAGATATTGAATACATAGGCTCTGTTGATAGTTCTGTTGCCGAAACGAAGATTGGCAACCAAACTTCAAAATTGTCTTTTAGAACGTCTAATTTTGATAGATTAACTATTGATAATTTAGGTAAAGTAAAAATCTTTAAAAGTTTAGAAGTCACAGAAGGATTAACTGCTGAATTTTTTGCAGAAAGTTCTCTTCGTAAATTAAAAGAAAACATTTTTGATTATAAAAGTTCAGGTCTTAAAAAAGTAAACAATTTGAAGATTGTTACTTTTGATAAAATTGACGGAGCAAAAAACAAAATAGGTATTATAGCTGATGATACTGATAAAGATTTTTTAACTGAAGATCAAAAAGCAGTTGACCTATATAAAACTTTATTTGTTCAAGCTAAAGCAATTCAAGAGCTTAATAAAGAAGTTGAACAATTAAAAGAAATAGTAAATAAACTTGTGAACAATGGCTAGAGCATTCAACATGATGATTACTTATGTAGATGCTAATTACATGATAAATAATGAAGATTTTATCATGGCTAATTCTTTTGATTTAAATTCAACTAATTGTCTTACAAAATCTGAAATTCTAAGAGTTTTTGAGAATGTAGATCCTAGTTTTTTACAAGATTATGAAAATAATCAATTAGTACCGTATCAAAAAATAAAAACTTTTGAAACGTATTGGGCTGGAATAGATCCAGAATGTATTACCGATGAAACTTACTGGGTAGGTATAGATCCTATATGTACGCAAGAAGAAACTTACTGGGTAGGCATAGACCCAATATGCACTGTAGAAGAAACGTATTGGGTAGGTATAGACCCAATATGTATTTCAGAATAATAATTTAAAATTTTTAAAATGAGAAATACAGGATATAAAAGATTTCAAAACGTAAAAGAATATTATGTAAGCAATGATCAACCCACAGGAAGAGTAAAGCCAAACCCTCCTTCCGGACAACCTGATCATGCAATTCCTGTTTTAGATACTAACGCTTGTCCTCTTCCAGGAATTGTTACCTCTATGGAAAAAAGAGAATATATGTTTAGAGAAATTGATGGACCAGGTGATGGTGATATTTATGATAGATACAAGTATCCAATTATAATTACTACAAACACTACAGATCCAAATATCTTTAAATATTATTATGATATTGGATTTTCAAATGCTTACGAAAGTTTTCCAAGTAGTATAGACGTAATTGCAGAAGGATTTACAGGAACAAACGATTACGGTGATATATTAGATGCATGTCAACCAAGCCAAGAAGAGTTTTTAAATCGAGATGATCTAGTAGCTGCTTATACAGTAGATAATTATACTTTTACCTTTTAACAAATCAATTTTAAAAAATTGATTTTATTTATTAATAACAATGGCCAAATCAACACAGGGAGCTTTTAGAGTACCAGGAGGATTTAAAATTCAAAATCCATATCCAGTAGATGATAGAATGGTTGTCAATAATGATAACGATTTAATTAATGCTACAGAATTACCAGATGTTTATCAAGGCATTATTGTTTATTCTAAAGAAAGCAAAAAACATTACAAATGGAATGGTTTTGACAGAACCAAATTAAGCAATTGGGAAAGTATTGGAAACCAAAAAAAATATGGACTTCAAGGCCAATCTTATCGAATAACAAATAACAACTCAAATGATGTTATAGCTGCTGATTCTTTAAAAATTGGAAACTACGTTAGAAACCAAGAAGAGTTAAATTTAATGCTTGCAAATCCAGATTCAAAAATATCTTTTGAAACAGTTTTGTCTACGTGGACTAAATTTTCTCACAATAATTTAAATGAGCTTCCGGCTAACTTAGGAGAAACTACACAATGGAATTATGATTCTATAAACAAAGAACTAAGTGCAACTATAAACTCAACATCACATATTGGATATATAAGCAATGTTCCTCTTTTAAATTACAAGTTAAACGCAAGACTTTTTAGTACTGTGTTAGCAGACAATGATAAAATAGGAATTGTCATAGCTTTTGTAGAAGATCCAAATGATTTAATTGCAAACGAAGCATTCGGTTTAAATCCCGAAATTTACCCTGATTTAAACACGTCTGATGAGTTTATTCCTAATCAGCATACTCTTACATTATTTAGAAGCAGAAAAGGCCCAACAGAGTCTTATTTTGTAGTTTACAATTATGAAAAATCAGATTCTAAAATAATAGAAAACGGTTCTAACCTAGTTTCTAACACTACAGACAACTGGGGCACATCTTATGTTGATGTACAAGTAGAAAGAACAAAAAACACAATCAATGTTTATACTTTAAATTTTAGTGATTTAGCTCAAAATGTAAATTTTGAAGACACTAAAATAACTATCGATCTTGAATCTGATAATGATTTAAAAAGATTTATAGGCGCTTGTAAATATGGATTTTCAACACATGATCAAAATGGAGCTTCTTTTAAAAACATTTCAATTAAAGGTTCTGGAAATAATGAAATTTATGATTTAGAAAAAAGAAATGTATGGACTTTAGATTCTAATGAAGATTGGGTGATTGATCCATTAAGAAAAACAGATCAAGAAATCTTAAACAAAACCTTGCTTTATAACAAGGTTTTGAAAACTATTGTCTGGTATAATACAAGCAAAAATTTTGTAAAACTTACTCAAGAAGAATTTTCATCTTCAGAAGTCTTTTATTTTATTGTTACTCCAAACACTACTAATTTAAATACTGTAAATAACGCCAGTGATTTTTCTATAAAAAATCCAGAAAATGCTTTAATGGTTTTTACTTATTATGATGGAAATGACTTAACTCAAGCTAACATAATAGACACCAAAAGATTTAAACTGATCACTGCTCCTAATTCTCAAATTGGTGATTACAACACTAATAGATTAATTTCAGGAACGTTTGGAACTAATGGTCAAACATTAGTAGAAAGTAATTTTCAATTGATCTATGAAAAACAAACTACTTCCAGTGATATAAACAGCATAGCTGAAACTATAGATTTGGGAAATATTACTCCTTCAGCAACAGTCTGGGATTTTATAAATGCTTCAACAGAAAGTTACGAATTAGAGAATCCAAACGTAAACTTAAACATTGTAAAAGGTATTGTTGATAATAAAACTGTAGAGTATTTATACAAAGGATCAGGTAATATTTATGGATCTGCTTTTGAAACATTAGCAGAAAATGATCTTCAGTTATTAAATCGTGATGAAGATATTATTTCTCAAAAAGATTATTCATTTGACTCTTACGTTAAATTGACATCAAGCTCTTTATCTAGCTTTTTAATCAATCAACAAAACTTTTGTCTATTAAAAACTACAAACAACAATAATCTGTATTTTGTCCACAAAAGTTCTTTAAACTTAAACTTAAACGGTTGCAGAATAAAATTATCAGAAACAGGACAAGTTTCTGATTTAAATTTAGGTACTGAAGAAAATGATTTTATTTATTACCTAGTTCCAAACACTTTTGAAAAAGACAGCACTGGTGTAGGCACTTTTACTTATTGGAGAAAAATAATATTAGCTGACACAGAAAATATAAAAGATAACGCTGTTACATCTAATAAAATTGCAGCAAATAATGTTACTGAAACAAAATTAGCTATTGCTGTTAGAAACAAATTAAATACTCAGCCTGATTGGAGTCAAAACAATCAAACTGCTTTAGACTTTATCAAAAACAAACCGTCCTCTTTAGATGGTGTAGGAATACAATCTACAGTAAACAATAATGACGGTACTTTTACAATAACCTATACTGACGAAACAACCTTTACCACAAGTGACCTTACAGGGCCTCAAGGAGTAAGAGGTCCAAAAGGAGAAAACGGAGCTCCGGGAATTCAAGGTTTTCCTGGTCCTCCAGGTGAAGACGGAGCAATTGGGCCACAAGGAGAACAAGGAATTCAAGGTGAAGTTGGACCAAAAGGAGATACAGGAGACACAGGAATTCAAGGTCAACAAGGAATACAAGGACCTAAAGGAGACACAGGAGACACGGGACCTCAAGGAGACAAGGGAGACCAAGGAGATGACGGGCTAACCTCTTACCAAGTTTGGCTTGCAAATGGCAATACAGGTACTGTACAAGATTATTTAGATTCTCTAGTAGGTGCAGACGGTACTAATGGTACTGACGGGAATGATGGAGCCACGGGAGCGACTGGACCACAAGGAGAAACAGGACCACAAGGTGAGAGCGGAGCTGCAGGTGAAGATGCTACAAAAGACCCCATTCCTTTTAAAACACTTACATCACCAGCCAATGAAATAGATTTTGCAGGGGATAACCTAGAGCTATATAATTGGGATGCCCCCACCGATCAAATTAGTTTTACCCTCACAAATCTAAGAGCAGGAGTGCAAAGAATTATAAGGGTTAATAATGCTACTGCTGTGGGAAGTGAAATTCTTATTAATGGAGATGGATCTGCTAGTTTTATTGGTAGTACTGATAATTGGTTTACAGACGAAATTATGGAAATATCAATTTTTGGGCTTTCTACAACTACTTATGAATGGTGGTATAACTTAAAACAAAGATAAATGGATAAGTTTAGTTTTTTTAATCGAAATAGGCCAAATTACCCTGTAACGGATATACTTGAAGGTTGCAACGCTTTGATAACTACAAAAGCAGAATTAGCCGAACAAATGACTGTTTCCGTAAATAATATTAAAAATTTATCTTTTAATTCTGATAACACTATAACATGGCACTCAGTAAATAATTATACTACAAGTAGAACTTTTTCTTTTTCTGATAGTCGTAACGCTCCTCAAAGACAAAGCGATTTAGCCGCGGCGGTTACTAGATTTGAAAGTTATAAAATGGTTGGAGCTGGTTCTTTATTGTTTTCAGATTCTAATATAAAAGTTTTAAAATTATTTAATAGGACCATTGTTGGTAATGAAGGATTGAGAGATTTAAAACAAATTGAAGTCTTTGAAATGCCTAAATTAATTTCTTTTGCTAATGCTTCTCTAATTAACTTAGGTACTAGTAACGGAAGTAAAGTTATTGATTTAGATTTTCCATTATTACAAAGTTTTGGAGATATTTCTGGTAATTTTATTATATCAAATGATTATGGAACTAATATTAGTTTTAATGGAAAAATTAGTTTCTGGAATAAACAAGTTACTCTACCTTTTGATATAAGCTTAATTAGTGGTTTAGATCAGAGTAGTTTTAGAAATGTTGTATTGCAAGGTTCTTTTAATTTCACTAATCCTGGGATTACTACTTTAAATAATTATTCTTTCTGGTCATGCCACAGTATAACAGAGCTTATTTTCCCTCATGTTACTACTTTGTCTAATCTTAATCTGGTATTCAGAGATATGAACTCTATTCAATTAATATCTTTAAGAAAATGTAAAGTTATTGAAGGTACTATTTTTCAACTATTACCCACTAATAGGGAAGCCGAAGTAAATATTGCTATGCTAGATTATGAAGGAAGCGGAAGTGTAAACACAAGAGTACAATATTTATTAAATCGAGGCTGGACAGTTAGATTTTACGACGATAACGACAACTTAGTAACAACTTTATAATATAAAAAATGAATACAATCAAATTTATCTCAAAATCAGAAAACTATCAACTAAAAGACGGTCGAAACTCAGTAATACAAAGCCCATTTATTGAGCCTAGTCTTACAAATATCAACTTTGAAAACAAAACTTTCTTAATTGAATTTGTAATGAGTATAATAAATACAAATGATCAAAAGGTTAAAATTTCAGAAGGCTCTGGACGTATGCCTTTTAATTCTCAAAACATTGAAACTGTAGTGAGCTTTAATGGAAATGAAATGGAGGCTGAACAAGCCTTAATGAGTGGCTGGTCTTATAATATTGCGGAAGTTTTATCTTGGGGTAAACCAAGTTTTCAAAATGTGTTCGACTATGTAAATGTTACTGCTAATGGCTTAGTTTTTAAAGAAGGACCAGGGAAACAATTAGCAATAGATCTTATCCTTAATACAGTGATGATTGAGGGCGAACCTTTAGGAACTCACTTTGAATTAGAAATAATATAATGAAAAAATTTATTTACATATTGCTTTTTATACCTCTAATAAGCTTATCACAAGGAATAAGTATTAACGTTTCACAAGATGCAAGGTTAGCACTTGTAGGAGATGAAAGAGGAAACGAAGCGTTTACCACTAATGTTAATCTTGCTGCCGAATTTAGAGGATGGCAAAAGGGAAACTCATATTTTCTTATGCGTCCAGAATTAGAATACGCAGATTTACAAGGTGGTGAGCTGTATAGAATGACCGCTAATTTTGGTTATACCTTCAATAAGTGGGTTAAGAATGTTGATTTCACTGCTACGGTTGGAGGTGGTATGCTTATAAGACATAAGTTGTCAGGCTTACACACACAAGCCAATCTGCAAACCACTTGGTATTTTACTGATGGTATTGGATTATTCCTTGACTCGGAATTTGTACAACGTGTTGATTTACCTAGGAAATTTCTAGGCTACTCTGGAAAAATAGGAATAAAAATTATGTTAAGATGATTACACTAGATAACGTTAATCAGCTTCAAAAGGAATACAGTCTAATCTCTAAGACAAAAATAAGAGGTAATAATTCTAGACCTCGTTATAGGCTAGATGTTACCCTTGAAATACAGCTTAGTAATGGAATGAATATTACTATACCAAAAGGTTTTGAATGGGATTTGAGCACTGTGCCTCGTTTTGCTTGGCCTATACTTGCTCCAGATGGTGATTTTGAATTAGCTTATTTGATTCATGATTATTTATGGGTTAACAAAGAAGAAATGGCTATCCACTTTGAGTACTACGACATGAATTTTAATCAAAAATTTACTGACGATGAAATGCTTAAATGGGCAAAGGTCACCAATGGAACTAAAAAAATATCCATTAGAAATATAGATAATTATACTAGATATTACGGAGTTAGTTTCTTTGGATGGCTGGTTTGGGATGGGCATATAAATATTAATTAAATAAATATAAATTATGAAGTTTTTTGACAAGATTATTAAAGAAAGATGGCACTTGCACATTATCGTGGGGGCAGGCTTTGGGTTATTGCTATTTGGAGCATTTAGTTTGTTAGGCTTCTACAGCTCAACTAGATGGTGGGAGGAAATGGCTATTCAATTAGTTTTTGGAACTGTATTTGGTTTGGCTTTTGAAATTATTCAAGACCACACTTCAGCAGTTTACTACAAGAAACTAGAGATTTTCTACAAATTACAAATTTTTTCAAGGAATAAAATAGTAGGAAGCAAGGCAGACGCTTTTGCTACAGGTATTGGTTTTGCTATTATAATACCACTTATATACATTTTTGTTTAATCAGTATAATTTAATTTTATGAATACGACCAATACTTATTTAGAAAAAAATCCTAGAGTTTCATAATGGAGCCTTGTTCGTGATTGCTATAGCTCTTTTATACTACGTAGCTAATTTTCAAACTGGTTACTATCTTACAAAAGGCATTGTAATATTTGTAGACTCTGAATTTTTAAAAAGACCTCTACTGGGAGAAATAAGATATAGTGGTAGAATAGGTTTTAAATTTTTGCTTTATAGATGAAACTAAATATTTTTATAAAATAAAATTTACGCTTCATCTTTTCTGCTATTTTTGCATAAATTTAAAACATGAAAATTTGCATTTTAATTTTCTTTTTCTAAAGAAATTAAAATCAACTAACACAGAAAAATGATAGATTTCATTCAGACTACACCTGACATAACATCTGTAAATGAATTACTTAACTATGCTTTGGGAGCATTAGTTGCTGTAGTTGTTTATCTTTACGTTGAGAAAAACAAGCAGAACACAAAACTTCAAGACAAAATTGAAGCTTTGTACTTGGAACACAAAGACGACTTTAAAGAGTTTAGTCAAGAAAAAAGCGACACTTTTCTTCGTAATCATCAAACTATGCAAAAAATGATGTTATTGCTAGATCAACTTAAAGATATGCTAAAAGATGGAAGATAAAATTTTTTATAACATAGAGAGAGAACGTATTAAAAAAGAAAATCGTAAGCTTGATAAAATCTACGAAGAAACTTGTGATGCAATAAATACAAAAATGGATGAAGTATTGCAATGTCTAGTAAAAAAAAACTCAATACTAAATTTCAAAAGCCTAAAAGAAATTCCGTTAAGAGAAATGTATAAACTAAAAGAAGGGGTTCGTATTTTTAAAATTGAAAATACTAAAAACAGTCTGGTTTTTGAAACTTATATGGAACCAAGCACTTGTCTTAGTTTACACTCTCACGATTGCTACGAAATTATTCAAATTATTTATGGTCACCTTAAAGATAACGTAAAACCTAAACATACATATGAAGCTGGAGATCGATTAATATATGATCGTTTAGAAAAGCATGAGCCTAAGACTGATGTTCAAAGTAAATATTTAATTACTTTCATAAAATAATTTTAAGTTATGCCTAGACCAGAAAAAACTAAAGGAGTTGTAATTCATTGTTCTGCTGGATATAGTAGCATAGAAGCCATAGAAAAATACTGGTGGGATGTCTTAGGTTGGAGAAATAGTAAAGGTTATCATGCTATTGTAGATTTAAATGATGATATCTGGTATTTAGTAAAACCTACTGTAAGAACCGGAGGCTATTCCAAAACACCAAGCAAATCAACCTATAGGTTTATCACCAATGGCGTACTCGGCTTTAATGACGAGTATATCCATATTTCTTATGTAGGTGGTGTTGAAAAAGACAATTACAAAATTGCCAAAGACACTAGAACACCAGGTCAAAAATTAAAGCTTCAACATCTTATTAGCGATTCAATGCTCTGGCTTAAAAGCCAAGAGCAAAACACTAAAATAGATTTTTGGGTTGGTGGCCATAGAGATTTTTCTGATGATAAAAATAATAATGGCGAAATTGATACTTGGGAACGCACAAAACAATGTCCTAGTTTTGAAGCCATGCAAGAATATTTAGATTATACTTCAATCGATAGAAAATTGAAATTACCCAATGACTTATGAAAAAAATAATCAAGTACATCGAAAAAAGGCTACAAGGTAAAACCACTTTAATTTTATCTGTAGCCTTACTTGTTTTTTCATGTTTATTCATGTATCAATGCACAGAAACTAAAAGACTAAAAAAGCATGCAGAAAATACTGCCACGTTTTTAAATTCAGAAATATCTTATTACAAAAACAAATTAGGGCAAGAAGTAGCACAGAAAGAAGCTCTCTTTGGTCAAAAAGAATCTTTGGACGTATTGCTTTCAAAACAAATAGACTCCACTCAGCAGCTTAAAAAACTTGTTAAACAATACAAAGAAGTAAAAGCTGCGGGAAACATTATTCAAGTTACTAGAATAGATACTGTAAAAGTTGAATATGATAATCCAATAGAATTTGAATTTTCAAAAAACTGGTCAGTTAATGATAAGTATTATTTTATAGCCGGAAGATCAACAAATACATTTACAAGTGTAGATACTCTTCAGCTTGATAACACTATTAGTTTTGCTATTGGTAAAAAGAAAACTGGATTTTGGAACACTACGTTTCAAGCTGAGGTTGTAAATAGCAATCCATTTGTTAAAACTACTGGATTAGATACTTACAGTTACATTGAAAAGAAAAAAAGATTTGGCATTGGTCCTTACATTGGAATTGACTTTTTAACTTTACAACCAGCACTTGGTCTGAGCCTTAGTTTTGATTTGATTCAATTTTAAATATTAACTTGTGCCAATAAAATATTTTTACTACAATGGCAATAACCGATTTTCAAATTGTAAGATTACCTAGAAACGTTATTTGTAAAATAAGAGATTCTGAAATTACTAACGGATCTACTTACGATATTTCAGACGAAGCAGATCTTAACTTTAAAAGATTTCCAGAATTAGAAGGTTATTACCTCAACAAAAAATTAAAATTTAGAACTTACGATAGCAGTGTTCAAAAATATAGTAATGAAGCTGAAATCAATCTAGTCTGGGAAGCTAACTCTTCTGTTTTGCCATCTTCTGAAAACAATACTCATCTTCTCCAATATGGAAATGCTATTAAGCTTTTAGATCATTTACCAATAAACTCAGCTACTGAGTTTATTGAAATAACAGAAGTTACAGAAGGAGTCATTGTGCCTTATGTTTTTTTAGAAGAAAATAGAGAAGTTGTACCTGGTGAAAGATTTAGTCCAGAAGATTTATTTTATTCTTTTTTTCAAATTTCAGAAGTAAGAAATAGATATCCTTATTTTGTTTTAAAATATAAAGTAGGAAGAAACAATGTATTGCAACCAGAAGAATACACGCTTACATTAAATGCTGAACTTCCTTTGCAAATTAATTTATTATTTCAAACTGTTTCAGGACCTGAATTAGGAATTGTAGAAATAGGAAATAATACAATGGTTTTTAGTGAAGTTTCTCACTTTGAAGTAGCTGGAGGTATGCCTAATGGAACTGTTCAGTTAACTTTTGATTTTGCAAATCTTTTAGATTCTGTTCCTGAAATAGACGACGTTAAACGCGTTATTATAACTGGTAATAATCAATCTTACAATGCAACTTCTGGAAGTTTACTTTACCCATTAACTTTTGATTTAGATTCAAGTGGTCAACTTAATTTTACAACTACGTTCATAAAAGATGCAGATGAATTTAGTCTTTCAGAAAGTTTTGAAATATTTATATCTGAAATTAACGGAGAAGCACAAGGTCCATTATTCATAACATTAACAGTACTAAGCGAACTATAATGATAAATTTTTCAACAGTTAATACTTTTGAAGGAGGTAATTCAAAAGACCTTAGCCAAAACATCGAAAAGAAAAACACTTTTGAAAAAGGCCTTAATGGAAGAATTTACTCTAAAGATGGAGTTTTTTCTTTTACAGCAATTTCTGGAAGTAAACTTGTTTATGAAAATTCTCAAATAATAAAATATTTAGGGCATCATTCTTTTAGGGATGAAGCTATTGTTTTTGCTAAATGTCTAATACCTACTGGTGAAAGTCAAGGCACAGAAGAAACAGTTACTGAAATACAAATACAAACAGATGATTTTATATTAAAGGGTTTATCAGAAACTGATACTGTAATTACAAATAGCCAAAGTTTTATTTCAGCAAACACTGAAATAATTGAAACTACTTATACTATTGTTGTTCCTTTAGCTGATGAAGATGATTTTGAACTTCCATATTCAGAAACTGAATCTACACAAGAAGAAATAGATTTTGGTGAATATTACAATGAGCGATTTAATGTTGCTAATTATAAAATATGTAACATAAACGAAAACGCAATACCTCTAAACAATCAAGAATATTACGACACAATAATTAGTTTTAAGCTTAATAGCGAAGGTAATCTTACAAGTGAGACACTTTGGACAGGATTACAAAACTGGCCATTAAACGGAAAAATAACAGCAGAAGGCGTTGAAGAAAACGAGTTTTTTAAACGTGTATATTACTCTGATGCTATAAATAATAGACGAGTAATGAACCGTAAAGATGTAGCTTTATTTACTCGTAAAGCAAAAGAGTTTGATCAAATCCTTGATAATGTACTTTTACAACCTCGATTAAAAATAATTGAAGACGGTGGCCAATTAAATTCAATGAGAGTATTGTACTTGTATCGAATCATATCTGAACAAGGACAAATTTCTGAATTTTCTCCATTTTCTGAATTTGCAGATATTTTAGTAGAAAATGAAGCTATTGGTTATAGAGGTGGTGACGTAAGTGAAATAACTACTAAAGTTTCAAAAATTGAAATTGATTTAATAAATCCAGAGCCATCTTCTCAAATTGAATGTATTGCTTTAGAGTTTGAATCTCAAGGACCGCCAACTTCAATAAAAAATTTAGGAATAAAACAAGCTAGAGCAATTACAGAATTTTCTCATTTTGGTAATGAAACAGAATTTATTGATGATATTACAATTGCTGATATTTTAGAATTTAAAAACACTTGGAAATATTGCAACGATTTTACATCTAAAAAAAACAAACTTATTGCTGCAGGATTAAGAAACAATCCTTTACCTACAGAAATACAGAATCTTGAATATTTAATGCCATTACACTCCTGGAATGAAGGCAGTAATACGTTTAATTCTTTAATGAATCCTGAGCCATGGAATTACAGATGGATTGATCCTACTAATACAGAAAAATTAATTTATATCAAACAAAAGAAATATGAGAACATATCTTCTTTTGGGCCTTGTTTAATAACTTTTGAAAATAGAGAAAATGGCAATTTTATTGAAAAAGAATTTCCTAATCTAGATTTAGAAAATTATACAGATATACTTGCAGATATAAGAGATTGGTTGCTCGATCAGTATTTTAATAATTCTGAGTTTTTAAGTTTATTTCCTAATCTTAAAATAAAAAACAATGGTGGCCAATTACTAATGACTCCAATAAACGAAGAAATTGTAACTGATTTTGCAGATTATGTTTTGAAATCAAACAACAATCAGTTTATCGAAAATTTTAAAAGCGATATTGAGTTTAATGATTTAAACCTTAATAGCAGCAAGTTTATTCATGGCGCTCAATCTGCTGGTTTTAATCAAGGTAATGGTGTTAGAGTTACTTACAAAGAATTTAAAGAGCCTCTGCTAAAAAAAGCAACTAAAATATATGATGGTTCAGATAAACTTTTAAATTATAATACTCCTTCCGGAGAAAAATATTGCATGAAAGGAGAAATTTATCGATTAGCTTTTCAAGCTTATGATCTTGCCTCTAGCAGATATTTTTCTATTCCTTTAGGAGATGTAATGGTTCCTGAATTATATGATACAATTACTTATATTAATAATTTAGGAAACCCGGTAATTGAATCTAAAGAATACGTCAATCAATCAATTGATAATAATCAACTTTATGGTCACGGTATTAAAATGCAAATAGAAGTACGTCTAAGCTGCGAAATGCAAAAGTTGATATCTATGTATCAAATACTTTATGTTGAGCGTACAGAAGAAAACAGAACCATATTGTGCCAAGGAATAGCTGCTCCGCTTACAAGAGTTCAGTATAATAACAGTGATCAGTTTAAAATGGACGATCGAATTCAAAATAAATGGAATTTACCTTATTACGGTGGTCCTGTTTATGATGATAGAGGTATAGCTCAATATGATCAAAATGGAGAAGATTTTGATTACGAAGGAGTTGATAGTGATAAAAGAATTATAACCAGCAGAAGGTTAATGTACTTTGATTCTCCAGATTTATATTTTAATAAAATTTCTGACAATTTTGTAAAGAGCTCAAAACTCCAAGTTTTAGCTCGACTCAATACAGATCACACTCCCGGCTGTATAATGGAATACGGAGAAACTATTGATGGCATTCCATATAAAGTAGAACAATATCCTAAGTTTTCTAGAAAAATAAAAGAAAACCAATTAATAGGTAATCTTAATTTAGAAGGTTTACCAAGAAGAGCAAGAGAAAATAGTAGAGATGGAACTTTTGAAAGTTATTTTATAAACGTTTCTGTATTTTCTAATTATACAAAAAAAACTGTAAGAGAATTAAGCATAGAAGAATCAAGAACTTTATCAAGAGGTGAAGTTATATCTGGTAATGCTTTTAATCTTGCTCACGATGTTTCAAACAATGCATTGGTAATGCCTGTAATGCCATGGTATTACGGAGCATATCAACGTAATTGGAATACTGGTGATAAAAAAAATATGTTTGGTAAAGTATGTACAGTTTCTCCTGGTTATGCTACTACTATAATTAAAACAAAAGAAGATTTATTTACTGATAGTTTTATTGGTTCTAATGTTCATAAAGTACATTCTCAATTAAGAAGAGGAGGAAGCGAATATAAAGTAAGTGATAGTTACCCGCTTATTAATTTGTACAGAAATAATAGACAGTCAGTTTACGGTGGCCGAACAGAACAAGCTTACAGTCGTAACACTTATATTCCGTTAAGTAAAACAATTCCAGTTTCTAAAGGAACTGGAGTGCAATCATTTTTATGTGGTGCTGACACTTACATGACTTTAAACATTCGAACTAAAAATGATGGCAGTGATAGCAATAAAATTGAAGACGTAACTTTTGATAACAGAAACACTGGTGGTGATACCGGAGATATTAGTGTATGGAAACGTAATGGAGCTTGGAATTATGTAAATGTACTTGAAACTCAATTAGAGCCTAAAATGATGTATGGTTACAATTTTTATAGAAAAGAAGGTAATCATGAGTTTGAAATTCCAAGACCAGAAATAATAAACGGAGCTTATTTAAACATCAACAACCTTAAACAATTTATTCCTAAACCATTTCAATTTAAAGATGATCCGGACATGGGAAATGTTGTTGCTGTTTCTAATGTAAAACTAGCTGGTGAAAGTTATGATTCCTGGTCATTGTTTAAGCCTAACAATTTTTACGCAGAACTTGAAAAAAACAAAGGGGATGTTTCAAATATTATCAGACATAAAGAAGAGATATATGCCATACAAGAAGATCAAATCTCTCAGTTATATATTGGCACCGATAGAATCATAAACGATGATCAAGGCAACCCTATCAATCTTAAACAAGGTTCCGGAACAGTAGTTGAAGGACATAAGGTTTTAAATAACTACGGAACTGCAATACGTCGTTCAGTAGTCAATAGTGAATTTGGTTTTACTTTCTTTGACGAAAAGCATGTTGAGTTTGTAAAAATGGGCAAACCATTACTTGCTCAAAAGCTTTTACATCTTGATTTATGGGATAAAGTCAAAACTGATCCTATTATAGATGCAGAAGGATATTACGATCATCAGTACAAAGAAACTTGTATTCGAATTAGAACTAAAAGCGGAATGGCCATGGTTATTTCTTATAATGAAATGCTAGGTGTTTTTAATGGAGAATATGAATACAATAATGATCACTACATTTCCTTTGACAAAAAAACGTATGCTCCAGTTAAAGGACAAAGTAATCTATTGCATCAATTAAACGAAGGACCTGTTTTAAATTTATTTGATGATAAAAAATTACTTAAAACTAGAGTACTTGTCAATTCTGAAATTGACAAGGTTCTTCAGTATAAACAAACAGGACTTATAACTTCAATGAAATATCCAATCAAAGAAGTATTATACAAAACAAGTCTTGGCCAAACAAGAATAGTAAAAGGAGATCATCCTTGGTATAAAATAAGAGAAGGGAATCATTCTATTCCTGCAAAGAACGAATTTCTTAAAACCTCAGAGCTTGCTGATCTTAGAGGAAATTGGATATCTATAGAAATAACAGCTGAAAGCATTAATAACGCAAAAGTTGATATCTTAGCAGTTATTAACAGTTTACGCCAAAGCCATCAATAATATAAATCATGAATGCATTATTAGACGATTACCTAAGCAGATTTGGAAATGAAGAGCAACAAGCGTATGCTAAAAATCCTAAAGTAAAAACTGTAAACACACTTACACCAGAGACAGATGTTATTGCAACTTCTAAAAGCGCAGAAGGTCTTTTGCAAGATTCTGCTAGCAAAGCATCAGAAGGTCTTGCTGTAGATGCTGATATTCCAAAAGCTTCAGGTGGCATGTCTGGTGCTGGTATTGCTGGTAAAGCCCAAGGACTTATAGAAGCGGTTCCTGAAACAATGGCTATTGTAGATAACTTTAGTGGAGGACAATTTGATACTTCAGCAGAAGGCCCTGGCGTTGGCAAAAGAGATGGAGCAGTATTGGAAGGAGCTTCTCAAGGAGCAAGTGCCGGAGGTAAAATAGGTTCAATTGCTGGTCCTAAAGGTGAAATAATAGGTACTGCAGTTGGAGCAGTTGCCGGAACAGTAAGTTCATGGGTAGGACACGACAAAGCAAAAAAAGAATATAAAGAAAACCGTAGAAAGTTTAATAAAAATGAATCTGCAGTAGAAGGCGCAGAAAACGCTGAAGCTTATGCAATGTCTGAAGGACTTGCTTCTGTAGAAAACCTTAAAGCTTTACGACAAAAACAATTAGGATTAACTTCATAAATAAATATCATGGCTAAACCAAAGACAGAATTACCAAAAAATATTGTAGACAGATTGGTTAGCAATTTGCAAATAGGTATTGCAGAAATCGAATCTGCAAAAGACGGTTATGCTGCACGTAATACTGATAATAGTAATCCTGATTTACAAGCATTAGGCAAATACCAGTTTGTTCCTAAATATTGGTGGAAAGATATTCAGAGTTTTGCTAAAAAAAATGGATATGATAACATTAATGATCACGAAGATTTTTTAAGATCTCCTTCTTTACAAGATTCGTTTTTTAGACACTATGTCAAAAAAGATATTCTTCCTCAAGCTCAAAAAGTTTATGAAAGCGGGCAAAACCCCGACAATCTTACTTTAGAAGAAATGACTGCTTTTTTTCATTTTCAAAGTCCAGAAGTAGCTAAAAAAGCTATTACTATGGGAGAAGAAGGATATCGAAAATCAACTAAAAAAGGTAAAGACGGTGCCACTGTAAATAACATTGGCATGAAAAAATATAGAGATAAATATCGTGAAGCTTTAAAGACTAAAGAAATACAACAGCTTACAAAAGCTGAGGTTACTGATCCTAAAACAAAAGAACAAATTGGCAAAGATTATTTTACTCAAAAAGGTAAAATAATTTACAATTCTAGTGATCTTTCTAAAGAAGAAAAAAACAAAAGAATACAAGAATTAAATGCTGAATACAAAGCTAAAGGTCAAATAGGAATTGTCAATGATTACATTGAAAATAGAAACGAAAAGCTTAGAGAAGAGCATACTCCAGTTGATCCAGCAGAAAAAGAAAAGCTTAGAAAAATGCTTGAGTTTTCCAAAGAGGCAAAACTCAATGCTGGTGTTGACAAAGACGGTAATCCTATAATTGCTAAAAGCGTAATTATACCTACCAATAGTTCAGAGTCAAGACAGCATTTTATTGACTGGGCTGAAGCTAATGATGTAAAATACAATGAACAATCTAACCTTGAATTTGAAGTTCCTGGTTTTGATAAAATTCTTAAAAAGCAATTTAAAAAAGTTACAGGTAAAACATTAGACGTAAAAACTAAAGCTACTAAAGCTTCAGGTATGCAAAATGATATTGCAAATATTGCAGCATCTTTTGGCGGAAACAAATTAATGCCTGCTACTTTTGATATTGACAATGTTGACCAAATAGTTGACAGCGCTGGTTCTTTAACTCAAATTCAAAAACTAGATCCGCAATATATTCCAGATCCAGTAAAAATTCCTGAGAGTTCTAAAACTGAAACTTCAGGCTCTGAGAGCAAGACTAAAACTGAAGTTGAAGTTGATGAAAAGAATCCAATTGTAGATGATGGTGTAAACGGTGCTGCAAACCAAACGATTGACGCTGAACTTGGTTTTTTAAGTCTTGGTACTGGCAAAACTGTTCCAGTAGAAAGCAAAAGAGAGCTTCCTATTGATGCTATTACAGGTATGGCTTTAGGTCTCATTGGTGATGAACAAGCAGATAATGCAAATATCCCTTTAAGGACTGAAGAAGTTAGCCAAGCTTTTAAAAAGTTTAGTTCCGATTTAGCAAAAAGGTCTAAAGAAGGTTTGCCTGCTGAGGTTGAAGCTGCAATGAATAATAAACTAGCAGAAGCTTATCAAGGTGGCCTTAGAAGTATTATAAACGCTTCTGGAGGAAACCGAGCTACAGTCCTTGGTAATCAAGGTCAACTTGAAGTTGCTAAAAACAGAGGTCTTGTTGATATTGAGCTTGCTGATTTTGAAGCAAAAGAAAAAGCTTTTCAACAATACGGTGAAGCTATTAAATACAAAAATGATTTTGATTCCAGAAGAGACATTGCTAATCATAGTATCAAATACCAAGAAGGCAAAAGAGATCAGAGACTTGGACAAGAACTTGCTGAAGCAGGTTTTTCTCAATTAGTAGAAGGTATTAAATACCAAAGAGAAAACGGTCCCGGAAGTGCTAATTCTCTTTATGAAGCTCATCTTTACCAAAAGATGTTTGGGTTTAATCCTAATGCTCCAGACGACGGAACAGGAAAGCCTGGTACCCGAAGTGCTTTTGAAATGAAACGTAAAGAAGTAGAAGAAAAACAATCAACTGCAAAAACTTACCAGGCTAAACTCAATGCTATGAATCCTAACCAAAGAAAAGCAGCCAATGAGTTTTTTGAAACTAATACGGACAGAAGAAATCAATACGAATTTTTAGATTATCTTGAAAAAAATCCAAACGTCAATCCCGATAAAATCAATATGGAAAATATGGATTTAGCTGTTAATAAAAAAGATTACGGTCTTTTGTCTATAGACAGAAAAGAGATTGACAGACAAGAAACTATATCAAAACCTGTTATTGATAAAAAAGAAGTTTCTAATTTCTTCGCTAATCCTCAGACTCCAGTTAACGCATCTAATCAACCTGAAGGTTTATTAGCTACAGCTCAAAAACCAAATAGCCCAGAGGAAGTCAATGATAATGAAGAAAATGAAACTAACTTTGCTAAAGATTACGAATCAGGAGTTTTGGCTAATTTGCCTAAGCTCGCCTAACTATCTATAAATATGAATGGTTTAAAAGGACTCACTGAAGGTACTCAAGATCGCGAATCAAAAATTCGCGAACTTGGTGTTTTAGAAAGAATGTCTCAAAGCGTAGAGCAAGAGAAAGCAGCAGAAATACAAGCTCAGCAACAAGAACAAATGTTCTATGAGAAAATGTATCAAACTGCTGAAAGCATGCTTGGTAAAGACAGAGAGCGCATTAACAAAAAAATTATACTTGCTCAAAGGCAAGTAAGAGAACATTTAGATATGACTGGTGGTTCTCGAAAAAACTTTTTAGCTGAAGGTGGCATGTCTGTTTTAGGCAATCTTAAAAATCAGATATTAGAATCTGATGAAGCTTTTAAATATAAAGAAAACGCTAAAAACCTTGCTAAAATCTTAGAAATAAAAGAAAAAGGTCTTGGCCATTTGCTTGCTCCTAGAGATTTAGAGTCTGCTGAAAACTATGAAAAAAATCCAGAGGGTGGATCGATTACTTATTCTGGAATGATGACTGAAATAAACATTCCTCCTTCAGCTAATTCTGATTATGGTACCCAAATTCCTATAAATAATATACTAAGTTATGATTCAAACTTAGTTAAGATTATGGGCAATTATAAAATACAACATCCAGATGCTCCAGATTTAGACCCGCAAAATAATCCTAAAGATTACATGAAACTTGTAGCTTTTGCTAAAAAAATGGGTTATGGTGGCACAGGCAGTAACACTACAGCTATGAGAGAAGAAGCTGCAGCATCTAGAGCTAGAGCAGCTTATGAAAATAAAAGATCTACTAAACAAAAAGATCTTAAAAAGAGTTTTATTTCTCAATACAATGTGCTTAATTCTAAATTTAAAGAAGGCACAACTGTTGAAGATATTAATAAACCAATAGAAGAAGGTGGTTATGGCGGTAGCTATTGGGAATCCCAACGTAAAAATGATCCTTCTGTCAATAAAATACTTGGAGATAAATCAACTTTAATATCAAGAAAAAGAGGCCTTGATGAAAAAGGTTTAGACGGTAACGATTTTCTTCCTGATTTTATTGATGAATCGGGCGCTTACTTGTTTAATGATATGGTTGGCCTTAAAGATTCCTATCGAGTATTCCAAGGCAACGAAAAGAAAATTGTTGATAAAATTTTAGGTCAAGAAAACCTTGGTGGTTTTAAAATTGAAGGAAATAAAGTTATTGGCTACACTCCTGGTGAGCAAGATTTCAGAATGGATGGTGTAAAACTTGGAACTAAAAATGCTGTAAACCCTGATGATTTTAAAGGCAATTACGAAGTTATGGGAGTAGTTACTGGTATGAAATCTATGATCTCTAATGGTGATGGTGTTGAAGAAGAAGCTTTGTTAATCAATGCTTATGATGATAATGGTGAATTAGACAAAGATGCTACTGCTAAAATAGAAGAAGGTTATACTTCTGAAATGAAGCCTACAACTCTTATTGCTTTAAGGAACGAAAACGACGATGTTTTTTATAAAGAAATAGATATGGGCAGACCAGACGTTGCTACAATGATGAGCAATGCTATTGGGGAAGATGATGATATAACAGATAAAGTTCAGCAAGAAAACCATGCAGCTGCTAAAATGCGTCAAATAAAAAAAATGGGTAAAGATGAACGCATTATGGTTGATCGTAAAATAAATGAATTAGATCAGGAAGTTTTTAATGATGAAATGTTTAAAACAGAAGGAGAAAATTTTTACGGAGAAAACAGCGGTGGCCAGTTAAATAGAGTTCCTGAAATGAAAGCTTTCTATATGGCTTTTGATTATTTAGAGAATTCTAACAAACGTGATGAAAACAATCCAGACGGAGATAAAAGTATCTATGCTCCTAACGTTCAAAAATATATTGATCAAGAAAGATTTACAAAATCTGTTATTGCTGCAGGAACTGAAGAAGATTTTAAAAGCTATGAAACCGGAAACAGTTCTGATAAACTTATAGAAAAATGGATTGAAGGAGCTAATAGTGATTTAGATCAAGATTCACTAGCTTACAAACGAAACGTAGAATTAGCCGCTAAATGGCAACAAATTCTAAACATAATATAATGATATTTAACTTTAAGCCTTAACTAATATTAAAAGCAACTCTTTGAGGGTTGCTTTTTTTTATATTTGTCTTAACATAAACTACTTACCATGCCAGATATTTTCAAAATGTTTGAAGAAACTCCTTCAAATAAACAAACTCCAAATCCTGCTTCAGATCAAAAAACTCAACATGAGGATTTTTTAGAATATCCTAATGACAAAAAAGAAGCACAATCTCAAGGCTCACAATCTCAGCAAGAACCTAGGCGAGCTCAAAACAATTTTGAGAGCGATACTATTACTAATGACCCTAGAGAGCAAGAGCGTGCTCAAAACACTATGTATTCTAATAGTGAACTTGGAGAGATTTCAACTAAAAACACTAAAAATTTAGAAGCTGATCCTGAGAGTTGGACTCCAGAATATACAATGAAGCCTTTCTTGGATGAAACAGGCACAAGTATTGTTCGTGGTATTGGTAACCACATTTTAAAAGGTACTGGAGATATGCTTCAAGTAGCTGGTTCTTATGCAGGCTTTGATATTTCTAAAGGAAATATGATTTCTAGAGCATTACAAGAATCTGGTAATGCATTGGCTGATAAAAACAAATCTTATATTCCAGAAGAATTACTTGCTGAAAACTTAGATTTTAGCTCGATGATTAATCCTAAATTTTGGAGTACACAAGTTGCGGAAATGATACCGCAAATTGCAGAATTTGTGTTATTATCAAAAGGTGGTGCTGGAATTGCTAAAGCTGGAGCTAAGAAATTACTTAAAAACAAAGCAATTAAAACAGTAGCTAAAAATGCTGGTTTAGGTAAAGCAGCTGCATCAACAGTAGGCGCTGGTAAAAAAGCTACAAAAGTTTTTGGTACTGGCAAAGGTGTTATGGGTAAGCTTGCCACAGACCAAGGGCTTACTTCTGGAATGTCTGCGGCAACAGGAGCAGTTGGTGGTGGTATTACTAGCAACTTTATGTCTGGATTGCTTAATGCTGCTCAAGTAGTAAATGATCATAAAGAGCTTAAAGATACCAATGGTAATTTAATTTTTAGCAAAGAAGATCTTTCTCAAATGGCTTCTGGTACTATGAGAAACAATGCCGGATGGTTGCTTTACGATATGGCATCATTTGGTATGACTTACGGAGGTGGCTGGAAAGCTCTTAAAGGAATGAATCCTGTAGCTAAAGGTGGTAAATTATTTAACGCAGCTCAGCGTAGCAAGATATCATCTAAAATGTTTAGATATGATATTGCACCTATTGTAAAAAATGTAGCTAAACTTTCAGGTAAAGCTGGCTTTGAAGGTTTTGAAGAAACCTTCCAAGAAACATACGAAGAGTGGTCCGCACAAAAAGCTATTTCTGATGTTACCGGAGAACCAATGAAGCACAAAAGCTTTATGGACTTCTACAATTCAGAAGAAAACAAAGCAACTAAAGTTATTTCTTTTGCTACAGGTATACTAGGTGGTGCCGCGTTTAACCTTTCCACTTTAGTCAATAAGAAAGCTGATGACAATTTAAAGCTATACAACCGTATAGAGAATTTTAAAAAGATTGTTGATAAAAATGGTACTGAAGAAGAGTTAAACTGGCAAGAGTATCATATTCGTCAACAAATAGCAGACATTGTTATTGATGATAATATTGGTCTTTATGAAGACTTTACAAATAAACTTGTAGAAAACGGAAACATCACTGAAGATGAAAAAGTTGTTTACGATGAAATGGTTGAAAATTTTCAAGAGGTTAAAGCCAAAGGGAAACGATTAAATGTAAAAGGTCTTTCTGCTTTGATGTATAACAACGCAAAAGAATCTTATTTTGACAAAAAGATTGATGAGTATCAGACAATTTCAGAAGAACGTATTGCTACTTACAAAGAGTTAGACGATGGCAATAGTGCTGACGTTAAAAAGAAAATAAAAGAAGAAGAGCAAATTTTTGAAAAGCGATTAAAAGCGCTTTCTATTTTAAAAGCTGAAGCCAGTCAAAATCAAAGAAATCTTATTCTAGGTAAAAAAGCCAACCCTTTAGAGGTTGACTTAGTACTTGATGAATTTGGAAATGAAATGGTCATTGGTGGTTTGTCTACTCAAGACTACAACAAATACACTAACGATAATGTATCTAAATCACAAAAAGCTGCGGATTCTGCTAAAGGTGTTGTTGGTGGAATTAAAAGTGCTGGCAAAGCTGCTCAACAAGAAGCCGAGAACCGTGGATTTAAAATGCCATCTATGTCTAACTTATCTAAGCAAGGCAAAGAAATGGTTAATAAGGTTATGGATCAGTTTAAATCAGCTAAAGAGCCAGACAATCAAGAAACAGAAGAAAACACTGCAAAGTCAAAAGAAAAGGCATCAGATAGCACAGATGCAGATAATCAAGAACAAGAAAATGCTCAAACTGAATCTACTAAAACTGAAACTGAAGCTCAGCAAGAAGCTCAGCAAGCTGCAGAAAAAGTTGAGATTGATCCTAATGAAGTTGTAAGCGATGAGATTTATAAAGCTTTTCAAGAAGAAGGTGAGCTTGATTTAAAAACTATTCAGGACATTGCTACTGCTATTAGAAAGAAAGGAAAGCTTTCTCCACGTCAGGATGAAATGAGAGATAAGAATAAAGAGACTGTAATGCGAGAAATCACAAAACAGATACTTAACACTTCTACTCAAGCAAATGAAGGCGACACTATTTCTTCTCAACAACCAGGTACTAAAAAAACAGAATCCAAAAATCCAGAAAACAAAGAAGATTCTGAAGTAGATAAAGAAGTTGATGAAGAAGTTGATGAAGAAGTTGAAGATGAAGATTTGACTGATGCTGAAAAAGCTTTTGTTAAGACAGTAGCCAAAGGAAAACAAATAGGTAAAACTATTGGTGACGTTGGTAAAAGAAAACTGGCCAGAGCAAAAGAGCTTTATCGTTTAAAGAAAAAAAATACTGAAAACGCTGAAGAAGCAGTTGGGTCGGATCGTAAAGCCGGAACAACTAAAGAAAAAACTATTCCATTAAAAAATAGATTACAGTCTATTTTTATGAATGATGTAGTTAATAAAATCCGTAACCGTAAAAATCCAGACGTTGAGAACCTATCTCAAAACGAAATGGATAATTACCTCAACACTATGAGTGCTTACAATGAGTTTGGTCCTACGGAACTAGACAAAATGATTGTAGTCAATCATCAGCTTAAACGAATGTTCCCTAATGCCGAAACTCCTAAAGAAGCATTCATTGTCCGTAATATGTTTCAAACTCTTGGAAGAGATGCGCTGGGACATACTATGGCTGGAACAATTTTTATTGATAGCAAAGCATGGAATCAAGATAGAATATTTATGCACGAGATGTCTCACATTTATTTTCAGCTTGCTAAAAACGAGCCAGAGACAAAAGAAATGCTTCGAAATGCTATCAAAGACAAACCGCTTTTAGATAGAGTTAAAAAGATGTACGATCATCTTACTTATTATTCTATTGACATACCTGGTGGAAAGCCAGAAAAATTTACTAAACAAAACATTTTTGCTGAATACAAACGTTATGGTGTTAAACCAGAAAATCTTGAAGCTCAGCTTGAATTTGAAATTAAAGAAGGAACTCTTAACACGGTTCCTTTAAGTCAGCAAGGACTTATACTAGAAGAATTATTTGTAGCTAGACTTGAAGGTCCATTATCTGATAACTTCGATAAAATATTTCAGCCTAAAAATGAACCTAGACGTCAAAAAGATGTAAAAAAATGGTGGGGATTAATTCGCAAAAAAGGGGAAATTATAGAAGAAGATGATGGTGTCAATTTCATGTTGCGAAAATTAAGTGAAGACGGTATTCCAAGTGGTAATCTAAAAGATTACATACTTGATACGTTTAAAGCAGTTACTGTAGGTGTTGATGTAAGCGCTGAAGGCATGGATGCTTTAGCTATGGATTTAACTCAAGCAGAAAAAGCAGAGCTTGAAAGCATTAGAGATCGTAAAGTTGCAGTAGCTGATTTTGAAATTAAAAATGCTGGTAATATCAGAGAACAAGATATTATCACTGATTTAGAAGAAGATCTTGAAGATGATGGTACTTCGTTCTATGATAAAGATTTTGAAAGTAAAGCTAAAGGCGCTACTCGAGTGATCAAACGTTTTGGCCAAGTTTACAACAAAGCTATGCGTAAACGATTCCTTGCTAAAAATAAAGACAAGAAAGCTGACTACAAAAAAGTACCATTGTTTGATAGAGATATGTTTGAATCTACATTGTATTCTCTAGCTGTAGAAAACAAAACCGCAAATGAGTTTATAAGACAAATAGAAAATTCTGAATTGAGAGAAGTTAAAGCTTTTGATTCTTATATGAAAAGCATTCATGGAGACAATAAATTGAATTTTTACAATTCAATGCATTTTGTTTTTTCAAACGCAAAACATATATCTGGTTTTAATAATACTATTGACAACAACGGTAAGTATAGCTTTAACAATTCAATGTCTCAACTTGAAGTTCACAAGTCTAATTTAGTTTTAAAAAGACTTAAAGATGAATTTGATAAGCACATATCACCAAATTCAAATTCACCTATTTACAATAAGTTTCAAGAATCTGTTTACAATATCTACAATGGTTCTCAAGACAAACAAGATCTTTTTAATGTGATTGAAGCTCTTGTTCCGGCTTATGGACAGTTTAATCTTCAAAAGATATTAGATCAAGGTCATGTTACTTATAAAGGCCAGACAATGCCAATAGAAACATTAGTCTATGGCTTTATTAAAAAAAGAATGATGTTTCAAAAAAATGTCACGCGTGGTGATTACAAAAAAGCTCAAGAAGCTTACGCTAAACAACTGGCTAGAATACCTGCTATAGAAAACAATCCTTTTTTTGCTTATGAAGGTGTCAATATCCCTATTAAAATATTAAAAACTAGCTCTGCTGCTAATTTCAATCAATTTAAAGCTCTTCCTTTGCCGGGGGATCCGGCCAAAGGAATTTACATCTTTAACGCTAGACCGCTTGTAGAATCGTTTATTAGCACAAACAGAAAATTCAGTCCATTGAGCTCTATAATGAACGCTCAAAAAAATATGACTCCAGTACGTATTACCAACAATCATTTGACAAAAGAAGTTGACAATATGATTGAGTTTCTTACTCCAGATGCTGACGGTAATATTCCTACTGAAGAACAGTTTTTTGATCGCTTTTCTCATTTAGCTGAAAAGAATAAAAAAAGAGCTGGTAAAAATTACGTTCCAAATTTATTCCTTCAAAACATATATGACAATATGCAAAAAGGAATATTGCCTACTATCTCACAATACCACGGTATTGAAAACGTATCTGATAGAAAAGGTAATTTGTACGCTGGCTCTAGTGCGCTTGAGCAAGGCATTGAAGATTTTATGACTTTTGTTACAAGTTCTAGAAATCCTAATGGCAGTAAAAACAATTCCTATTTAGGTAGCGTGGGAACGTTCTCAGATTCTCCACGAAAGTTTTTTATGAACATGCCTAGAATTAAGTTTGAAGACGTTTTCTCTTATGATGATGATGGTAAACTTAAGTTTCATTCTAAAAGCAAAGGGAACGTTATGACAAGCGCTCAGCATTTATATGATGAGTTGTTTTGGGATGGCCCAATTGCAGGAAGTAGAACTAAGTTTCAAAACAAGCTTAAAGATGCAGTTCGTAATGAAATTCGTTTTATAAATAAAAACGGAGAAGAGCTTGCTAAAATAGACAAGCTAAAACCTTATTTCAAAAAAGACAATCGATTAACTCCAGAAGGAATCGAAATGGTTTCTGAATATGTTATCAACAATATCGTGAATGGTCAAAATGTTACTGAAGTATTTTTACCTGGTATAAAAGGGGGCGATATTGTCAAAAGAATGAAGATGAACTCTTCTCCTATATTTTCTGCTAAAAATCCAAACTTTAAAATTGAACCTTTATTTTTTGCTGATGAAATAGTCAACGGAAGTATAGCGGGAACCGATTCAGGAATGTATATACTTGAAGAAGATGCCGCTAAATTACAAAAGCTAGGTAAAGGGGTCTTTGATATGAATAATGGATTTAAACTGCTTAATGCAAGCATTGAAAAAAACAATCCAAAATTCAAAGGCAAAGCAGCTTATTTAAAAGGTTACACTACTATTATAAAAGAAGGGCACCCAATGTACAAGTCAATGAAAATTAGAAAAGACAAGTACAATGCTTACCACAAGGAAAAGTTTGGTGTAGATCCTTCTTTAGATTTATCTGATGGATCATTTAATCATATGGTTATTGCAATTCCTCAATCTTCAGACAAAACAAACTTTAGTCCTGAAAAGTTTATTGAGAAAGGAGAGCATACTGAAAAAGGAGAAAAAATGACTCCAAATTATTTAAGAGATAATCCGGAGCACGTTAATCAAACTCAAGATGATCTCTATTATAAAGACGGAGAATTTGTTGGTATAGAAACTTATAATTTTGGACCACAGCAAGTAATGGACAAACAAGTAAGCAAGTCCAATACTCCTGTACAAATGATTAATTCTATAATTGTAAACGCAGGAATCAATGGCCAGCTTAAACTGGCCAATGAGATTCAACAACATATTTCTAACCAAAAACAAGCAAACCTCAACAGAGTTTTAGAAGGTATTGAAGATCATACTGCTCAAGGCTATAGAGAGCTTGTTATGCGTGAAATGAATAGAGAAGAAATGAATCAAGCACAAAGAATAATGCTTGAAGACAATGGCTCTTTAGGTACTCCTTATGTAAATGAAATTGTCACCAATCAGCTAGGTCAAACTATTCGAAGAAACGGTAACAAGCTATTTACACCAGGAACACTTGCACATCAAAAACCAGACATTGGTATTGAAATGGCAGGTGGTAAAGAAAACCAAAGACTAAAAGGCTATCAAACTAACGGAGATGGCTCTTTAGCTCCTGCAGAGATGTATTTACCTAAACACATGGAAGGTAGCATCAATCAAAGGGAAATGGTTACTATGGACAGTTCAGCAGGTAAAACTGCAATAGAAAACTACACTAGAGGTTTATCTAAAGCAGAAAAAGCTGAACAAACTCCTACGCAAGATATGAACGCTTTAAAGTTTGCAGCTATTGAGCTAGCAATGAAACGTCATTCTGAAGCAATCATTAAAGATTCTGTAGAGAACGAAACAACTCAAACTAAAGCTGCTGAAAAGTACATAGGCACAGAAACAGATAAGTTTGGTTATCCTATTGGATATCATGTCAAAGGTGACAAAGTAATTGCTTCTCGTGTTCCCGGACACGGTCCAGCTTCTACTGGTGTTTTTGAAGTAGTAGGGTTTGATAGTTCAGACGGTAACCAAGTAATGGTTTCATCCGAATTTAATGACATCATTGGTTCGGACAATGATGGTGATGCTTTGTTTATTCAAATGAAAGGCAAAAAGAATTATGACGAGTGGAACCAAGCTTTTGATAAGATTACTCAATACTGGTTATCTCCAAATATGAAAGAGCAAATTACTGCTCAAATGGAATTTGAAACACAGTCTGATGCAATTGTTGAAGAAATTAATCAGCAGTTTCCTAGTACTAAAGAGTACATAATGCCATTCTCTCCAGAGCAACGCAGAATTGATTACAGCAACACTATGGTTTCTAAAAGAAACGTAGGGCCTGTTTTCAATACTCACAAAATGACAAACATGCTAGCTGCTTATGAAATAGGTTTTGACAGACCTATTACAATTAGAAAGACAAATTACAAAGCTTTTAAAGATTATGCTAAAGGCAATGAATCACGTAATCAGCAGTCAGCTATTTTGGCTAACATTATTTTAGATAATGCTAAGCATGGTTATGCAGATGCTATGGGTATAGATGAGCACAACATTAATCAAGCTGTTTTAATGGTTAATATAGGTGTTCCCTTAATGGACGTAGCTAAGATTTTAAATTCTCCAGCTGCTAAAATGTGGAGTGATTTAAACAGAAACAACAACAGTATGTTTCATAGCGGACGCAAACGATCTAAAATTGTTGAACAGATTTATAAAAACCTTAGAATTAATCCAGAGAAGAATAAACCTATGGTTATAAATCCAGATAAAGCTCATGAAAAAAATCAGCAACAAGCAATAATTGAAACATTCAATTATTTAGACAATATGAATTCTGAAGTTCAAACTTTAGGTAAAATTATGAGTGGCCACAATACCATTCACGTTAATCCTTTAGTATTGGAACAACAGCTTGAAAAATTTTCTGAAGTTGTAAATGCTAAAAAAGAAAATCAAATTTTAGCAATCAATGAAGATTTTAAAAACAACGCTGAGCTTAAAAACTATAGACTTGTAGCAGAAAAAACATTGGAGCACATGAAGCGTGTTAATCCAGTTTACAGAACTGCAACAAATAAAGTACTTAAAGCTCTTAAGACTAAAATAGGAGATATTGGTACTAATGAAATAGAAAACATCTCTAGAGATTTTCAAAAATTTCAAACTTCCAGATTGCTAGCTCACAACAACGTTTCAAAAGAGTACGCTAAAGACTTAATGAATCCAAATAGTGATACATCATTGTTTAACAAACTCAATAAGTTTTTGAGACCAATTAGAAACAACATAGATATTGATAAGAACAATATCTTAAACAGTGTTTCTGCTATCAGAAACAGTTTGTTGTTTACTAAAGCAATGAATGTAGTTGGTAAAGGAAATGATGTTTACATATCTGCTAATTCTTCTTTTGTCAATGAAAGTTTTAATGAACAAGAAAGACAAAGAGCTCAGCAAGAGTTTGAAGACCTACCAACTGAAATTCAAGATGATTTAATTCTTTATGATTTAATCAACCACGGTTGGAAAGGACCTCAATCTTTAGCTCCGTTTTTTGGAAAGGACACTAACATGTTGATAAATATGGCTTCTAATGAAGCTTTAAGAAATAATGATGAGAGAATATCTCCAGCGGTTCTTGAAGAGTTAGAACAAACGATTGCCTTAAAGCAATCGTTAAACGCTAGCAATTCTTTTTCTAAAATTTATTTACCAGAAAAATCTAGTGCTAATTCTAAACAAGATGTGTTTAAAGAAATGTTTAAGCAAAAGAAAGACGGAGATTTTGAATATAATACTTTGATCAATTCTCTTTCTTTAGAAGGCGGTAAATACATTAATGTCTGGGATAAAAAAGGAAATTCAGCATTATATGAAGTAGCGGACATGGCCGAATTTTTACCAGAAATATTAAGTGAAAGAACATCTAATGCTAGAAAGCTTAGACTTCATGAAATGGTAAAAGAAAATACAGCTATGATACCAAACACTTTGACTTATGACAAGTCAAAACGACGTTACACGCCAAACATAGATTTAGCTTTGATTACAGATAAAAATGTAGGAGATCCTAATAAGACTCGAGAGAATTATGATGAAAGAGAATATTCAGATGAGCTTACTGAAGCAACTATAAGCTTTGAAGAAGCCAGTGCAAAGATGCGTGAAGCTCTAATCAATAAACAAGCTGAGGTTCAAGGTATGGATGCTGTGGAAGAGTTTGATATTCCTATGTTCGAAAAGGAGGAAGTGTTAACGGAAAATGAATATAATAGGGCTATGGAATATAACCCTCTTACTCACAGCTCTGTTAAGGAGAAAAACTATAAAGAATACCTTAAAGAAAAAAAAGAAGCTAATAAATTAGCTACTACTTTAATACCTCAGCTTGAAAATGCAAGTCAGGAAGAGCTTCTGGATATGTACGCTAAGTATGGGGAAAATAATGTTTACGCATACTCTATTGTAATGACTCCAATTATTAAAAAGCTTGCTGGTCATTTAGCCAGTGATCAGGCACAGCTTTGGGAAGATAATGGAGTTGAAGGTTTAGGTTTTGATGGCAAAGATGTTTCAAAAATGCAAGCTTACATTATGAGTGGATCTACAATTCCATCTAATCATCCTGCATCTCAAGCTTTGGCTAAAAAGCTTGAGGCTGAATACAAAAATTTTACTTCAGAAAAGTCTAAGTACATGTCTAGAATGAATCAAATAACCGATGCTTTATATAAAGAAAAGCTTGGTTATGGTTCTAAGCGTAGTGTAATGGGTACTTTGAAAAGGATTAGAGATATGATATTTACTGGGCAGTCAGAAATATATCAAAAACTCTATGGAAATTTAGTTACTCGTCAAGAAGTAACTGATAAAACTGGCAAAGTAACTTATGATTTTAGATTAAGACCTAAAGAAGAAATTGAAAAAGAATTTAAAGCCGGAGTGATCAGTAAAGCTGAAAAAGATTTTTATGATAATTTCAAGGCTACAACTAAAGAGTTGATGCCTGCTAAAGTAGATCATAAGAAAAAGCACGACTACGTACCTCATACGTCAATGAGTAGATTAGAAGCTTTTTCTGCTAGAGGTTTACTTGGACTTATGGTCCAAAGTAGAAATGAAGATGAAGCTTTAGCTGATGTAAAACTAAGGTACAAAGCACCTGGGGAAGAATCAGCTAAGCTTATGAACTTCAGACAAATTGAAGATACCTTCAAAAGAGATTCTATCAGTGTTCATAAAAGAAACGATATCAAAAGAATTAAAGAGTATCGTCAATTAAAGAAAAAAGCAAAAGAACTGCTAAAAACTGGCAAAAATGAAGATGGAAGTAAAATAATTTACGGAACAGTAGGTACTGAAACTGCATTAGGTTTTGGAGCTATAAATAGATTTGCTAATAACAGATCTATAAAAGCCACAGAATTGCCTTCAATGGATTTAAATAAAGCTTTAGGAGATTATATCCATTCAACTCTTTTCGTCAACGGTAACAAAAATTTTAAAGGAATGGAGAAGCTTCAGGGCTATATTGATGGAGTAATTGCTTTTAATCGGGAAAATAATTTGGAAAATATGAACGTGCATGTTCAAAAAGTATGGAAAGATTATTTTACTAAAGGTAAGAGACAAACTTCAGTTTTAGGTAAAACTGGAGATAAAGTGATCAATGGTTTGACCAGATTTAATTTGTTCTATTCTTTAGGGTATTCAGCTAATAAAAACACAGGTGGTTTATATGCCATTGGTAATATCCTAGTTGGTAAATACCACAACATTAAAGATAATGGTGGTAAAGCTTGGATAAATGGAGAGCTGAAATACTGGGGATTAGATAAAGGTTTAGAAGGTGGTATCGAAGGTATTCTAGCTAGAAAGCGTAGAATAAACGGTATTATGAAAAGTCTAAACTTTATGGAGATCAATGTTTACGACGAGGTAAACCTTGAAAAGAAAAGTGGTCTTGATGCTATATTTTCTGATCTGGCTTTAGCGCCAATGAGATATTCAGAAAAATGGATTCAGCAAGTCCACATGATCGGTAAGCTTACTGATGAAGAATTAAATAGGTTTGATGAAGCAGGAAAGTACAAAGGAGAAGGTAACCCAATAAGCAATGAAAGGTTAGCTGAATTAGAAGATCAAGTAAAAGCTTCACATGGCCGAGGATATCAACCTACTGATCAAAGAGCTATGCAAATGTATTCTTGGGGTAATATGATGCTTCAGTTTAGCAAATTCTTACCTACAATGGTGCATGATAGATTCTCAAAAGAAGATATTAATATTTATGGTAAAGAGCATATTGGTAGCTTGCGAGCTGTAGGAAAAATGGTGAGGTACGTTTATAATCGTCCTGAAGGGTTCGTAGAGTATAGAAAGAACCTCTCACCTGAGCAGAGAGCTCGTTTGGATAGTGGGTTAAAAGGAATGGCCATTAGTGCAGTTGCTGGAATGGCTGGCATGGCATTGCAGAGCGACACAGCCAATGATCTGTTCTGGGATTCAAATTACTATTTTAATTTTAACAAATTAGAAAACAAAGCAATTCCACCTGCTATTCAAACTACTACCAATTTAATGAGTAGTGTTTTCTAAAAAATACTATATTTGAATTGTCAATTCATATGCATTATTCTTAAGTCTTGTTTTAGAAAAAACCCCCGCTACATAAAAGCGGGGTTTTTTAATTTAATGTGTATTTTTTGTAATCTTTACATTTTTTTATAAAATTTAAAAGCCCTGCTTAATAAACAGGGCTTTGTTATTATAAATTTAATTTTGATATTAATACTCGTTAACTAAAATGCTTGAGATAGTTATCTAACAACCCTTTTATATTATCGGCACCAACAGGGTTTGCAGAGTGTACAAATATTTCAGGCAATTTATTTTTATTGTCCATACAATAATTTACTAACCATTTAGCACAGTCCATACCTGTTTTTTCTTGGTAATTTTGACCACGCCACTCTTGAAACTTCTTACTTTCATCATAATTATTCCAAAAGTATTCAGGCGTATAATGTTCATCTGCTAAATCGTGGTCAAAAGAAATAGCATCAGGTAGTCCAAAAAGTTCTATCCATTTAACAAACTGTTTGTAATTTAGAACCCAATTTATATTGTAGTGTTTGCCATTTTTACGTGTTGGCACTTTGCCTTCTTCGTTTATATAAGGGTTTCTAATATCATCTAACCAAAGTAAGTTTTTCATATTAATTTCTGTTTTGTGCTGCGTCTGCTGCAGCTTTTCCCCATTTTTGTAATTCTTTGTAAAAATCTTTAAATATTCTTTTTAAATTTTCCATTTTTGTTTTGTTTTGTTAATGAAGTGTTAATCTTTTTTTT